CTTTATTCCAGACATCTAAAAATGTAGATGGATTCGCAACTTCAATTTCAATAATTGGCTCTGAATGAACCGTTCCTTTATTTTGAACATTTGCTATTAACCCACGTCCATCCATTTCAAATTCTACCGTTTTAGTAGGTCCTAACTTATATGGCATTTCACAAACAAAAGTAAGGACTCCTTCTCCTAAATTCACTAATTGCTGTGGGTCAAACGATTCATCAATAAGAGCCAAATACGTGCGATCTTTTTCATCATCAAAGATCAGTTCTTGAGGTTGGTCTGTAATAAGCCAATTAGCTATTTCTTCCTTTAACTTTTCTGCCTCTTCCATAGATTCATAAAATAATGAAACTGGTACAATTATTTTTCTCATTTTTGTTTGTGTTCTTATCAAACGCCCACCTGGATAGTGAGGGACTTCAAGGAATGTACGTTCCAAAGGAGCCCATGCAGGGCGTTTTTTACCCTGCAATGGGATTACATTTGGATTTCTTTTCCCGTTAAAACTAAAGAAACTGATTCCAGTCATATCATCACCTACCTAAAATACTTTCAATCTTTCTTTCTCGCTTTCTTGAAACTTGCTAACATCTGAGTAGATTTCCTTTGCTATTTCTATGCCGTTTAAATTAACTTGCAAAATAGTAGGGCCTTGTGATGCATATTGTTGCGCTCCAGCTTGTTGGGTTAATGGTAGCGACCCCATTATTCCGTTAGCAATTGCATCGAAGGTTTGTTTTCGCAGCGGTAAAACCGTTTCGTCATATCCTCGTGCATCCCCAACGCCGATTAATGTAGGGTTACCAGGTTTAATTAAAGCGCCGTTTGCAGCCCACTTAACACTGAAAGATGGTAAACCTTCACTTGCCCAATTAACAGGATTTAGTGATCCATTTACACTAATTTTCGGAACAGGAATGTGAATACCACTAAACATATTTGCTACGCCGTTTTTAATTTTATCAATCCATCCCATAATTCCACTCCAAGCTTCTTTAATAGGATTAATTAGTTTGTCTTTAATTTTCATAGCGGCTTCACCTATATCAATTGCCATACGAACTACAGAAGCGATTGGTTCCTTAATGAATGTCTTGAAATATCCCACAACAGTAGACCACATGCTACTAATCGTAGAGCCGAAAGAAGAGGCAAGTCCTTTCACCGCACCGAAAATTTGTTTAACAAACGAAAAATTAATAAGCCCCCAAATTAATTGGATGGCTCCACTGAAAATTTGTTTCGCTGCATCCCACATACCGCGAAAATCACCTGTCAGTAGTGCAGCAAAAAATTTAATAATACCCATGATGATATTTACTCCGCCTTGGATAATATCTTTAATGGCGTCCCATGCGCTTTTTACAATCATCATTACAGCTGGCATTACAAAAGCTATGATAGATTGAATGATTGAAAATGCATTTTTTACAGCTTGAACAATCTGATCTCCGTTTTCTTTCCAAAAAGAAGTGATTTGGGATATAATCCCGTTCACAAACGACATCACATCTGTTAGTAAAGGCATCAAGTAAGGAGCTATTGTATTGAATACACCTTTAACAAAATCCCAAGTAGCTCCGATTATTCCCATAATTATAGGAGCTGCAGCTGATATTAGAGACTGTACATTTTCTATAAAACTACTTAATTGGGCATGCACATCCTGAACGAACATGATAATATTCGCTTTTTGTTCTGGAGAAAAACCTAACTTATCCAAGAAATTACTTGCAGCTCCCCAATCACCAGACACGAGAGCTTTCATAGTTTCTACACCATATTGTACTGCCGCTGTAGTTTCTTGTATAAACTGAATTGCATTAGCTGAAAAACCTAGTTTAGTAAGGATGTCATAACCTTCAACTAGCGCATTCCTATCTCCAGTTGCAGCAATCCAAAATTGCTCAATAGCAGCACCTACTTGTTGGATGATACCAATAGCATTACGAAGTGGTTCGAATACCTTATTCATAGCTTCTTGTCGTTGTCGTGTTTGCTCAATACCTTGTTGAAGTTTTTGGTATTCAACTTCAGACTCATCAAGAATTTTATTAGCTTCTTCTTGAGTCATTTTCCCTTCTTCAACCTTCATTTTTAATTCTTCTTTTTTCTGAGCTAACATACCATCAGCGCTCATCATATCTTCAGCATGCTTCTTAGATAGAGCTAACTTTTCGTTATACTCTTCTTGCGTTATTTTCCCTTTTTTAAGATTCATATCAAGAACAGCTTTAGATTGAGCTAACTGCTGATCAGTTTGTTGCATTAATTTAGCTGCTTCAACAGCTCTCCCTGATGGGTCAAGCCAGTCGGTAAGAGATTTAACAGCACTATTAGTCCCATTTGTCATTGCAACAAGTGCTGGCTCAACATGAGAAAATACAACAAGCCCCAAGTTCTCTAATCTAGATTTAACTCCGTCAACTGCCCCAGATAAGTTGTTGGCCATTGTTTCAGCCATAACTTTTGCAGAACCTTCGGAAGATTCAAGGGAACTTACCATGTCATCAAATGCAGGTTTACCACCCTTAATAACCTGAATCCAACCTGCATACGCTTCTTCACCAAATATTGCTTTCGCAGACGCGATTTGTTGAGATTCAGATAACTTTCCGAACCCGTCGTGTAACTGGCCGATGATTTCATTCATTGGTTTCATGTTACCTTCAGAATCTTTAACAGTTACATTTAATGCAGATAATGATTTAGCAGCTTCTTTTGGTGGTGCGGCCAATCGAGATAAACCAGCACGTAATGCCGTACCAGCCATAGAAGCTTTAATGCCGTTATTTGCGAAAATTTGAGCAATCGCGGCAGTTTCTTCAATATTCAAACCAAATGTAGCAGCTACTGGAGCAGCGTATTTCATGGTTTCGCCAAGCTGCTCAACGTTTAAATTGGCAGTCGCTTGGGCCAGAGCGAATACATCAGCAGCTCGTCCAGCTTCTGAAGCTTTCATACCGAATGGGGTCATTGTATCTGTTACAATATCGGAAGCTTTTGCAAGGTCTAACGCACCAGCAGTTGCTAAATCTAGTAATGGTTTACTAGCTGCAATCATTTGGTTTGAGTCCCAACCTGCAAGAGCCATATATTCATAGGCTTGAGCCACGTTTGTAGCAGACCAACGTGTTTCAGCACCTAATTTACGTGCGTTCGCTCCAAGTTCAGCCATTTGTAAAGCGTTAGAACCAGAAAGAGCTTCTACTTTCGACATCTGTTTCGTGTACTCAGAACCAACTTTAACTACACCGGCAATAGCAGTTCCTACACCAACAGCGACACCTACTAACCCACCTAAGGCTAAAGCAGCCCCACCAACAGATGAACCTAATCCTACTGCCGCCTGTCCAACTTGACCAAACCCACGCCCTAAGATACCTGTAGTCCTTTGCCCGCTTCTTTCTGCATTAGTCAATCCTCTTTGTAACTGATCATCCTTTAAGAAGATTGACCCAAACATCTTAAATAATTCCATTTATTCACCCGCCTTTCCGCGGATTTTCGCAACTCGAGCAAACACTTCTTCTTTTGTGAGTTTCTGTTTCGGTATTTGTTCGACTGAATCGTTGTATTGTTGTACCTGTTCTTGCGTTGGATTTTCGCGCTTATGTTTAAATTGAGGAAATGTTTCATCGCAGTACGGTTGCAGGGCGCACCATTCCTCCCATAACATGCGGTCCATCTGTTTCTTCTTTGCGGTGAGATACAAGTTAATAACTATCTCTGCATCCAAACTCCTTATATACTCCATATTTGGATAGCGAGAAGCTAACGTATCGATGAAGTCTATTTCATCAAGTTCACCGCATTGGAAAAAAGCTTAACCAGCCCAACTTCTGAATCTTTAATTGCAATAAATAATCGAACCAACTCTTCTAGATTTAAAGTTCGAATCGTTTCCCAACCTGGTGATGTTTTTTTGCCACCTTCATCTTCATGAACTAAAAGTCCGGCTACAAACTCAAAAAATTCCTGTTCTGCTTCTTCTAATCCGAAGATAAACTTCATGATAATGTCATACCCGAAAGTCTCTTGTGCAGCTAATACATCAGCTTGAGTTGCTCCTTCTTTATTTCGTACGCCCATCATTAAATCTTTAAGTAAATTAATATCAACCTTGAATTTCGATTTCTTCAAAATACGAACTACAGAAAATAAATCTCCACCATGAATTTGTCTCACTTTATATTCTTTTTCTTGAATTGCAATAGTCATATTTATTCCTCCTTAAAATAAAAAGAGCAGGGATTATCCCTACTCTTTAACCTGCTGGTATTAATTTAGCTGCTTCTGTTGCTGTTAAAATACGTTTTTTCCATGGTACTTTTCGAATGTTTTCTGGATCACGATGTCCTGTGAATGTCACTTCTGGAACAACTTCACTTTCGTTTTCAAATCCTAGCTCTAATGAACCGTCAGATAATGCGTTATATACGATAATTTCAACGATATCTCCACCTAAAGTTTCGCCAACCCATGCTACGTTTTTAAGATAGCTATCTTTTGTTAGACGTTCTGTAGCTTCGATCACGTCGTACTTAATTGTTTTCCCGTCTTTTGTAACAGTCTCTTCTGATACTTTTAAACCAGCAATAAAGTTTTTGATTTTTTCTTTATCCAAAAATTCAAGTGTCTTAAAACTAATTTGAGTTTTTGATTTTGTAATACGTTTCATCCCCATAGTGTCACCAGGAGAACCATCATATTCAATTTCTTTAAACTCTGGTTCATACTTAAACGAACCACCACCTTGTGTGGCACCTACTGGTAGTTCATCTTTTTCCCCGTAATTAAAGAAGAATGCCCCCCAGTCTCCGAAGAGAACATTTTCTGGTTTTGGTTGTGGAGCTGCCATATAATCAACCCTTTCTATTGTTTAAAATAAGTTCTTAAAATGAACCGCACTTCTTTGCGTATGATATTTGGATCTGAATCAGGTACTTTCTGACTCGAAAGATAAGAAATAGCAGCACCAAACTCAGCGCTGCTTAATCTTTTTCTATGAAGATTGCTTTCTAGTTTCGTAATCAGTTCATCTATTTGAGCAAGATGAGCAGAAGTACCGTAAATATCAATTGTAAGCATGATATTTTTTCTTCCCCATGGTTCTTTATCATCATTAACCGTGTACACCAAATAAGGCATTATAGCTGTTGTTTTAGCGATTTCATAATACGTTTCTTTATGAATCTGTTTTAATTCACTGTGTAATATATTTATAAAGTCATTCATGCTATCTACCTCATTAACGACGAATAGGTTCGCGTGCCAACTTGTGTAATTTGCGGTTTATTGCTCTCTGCTGCTGGTCTAAGAAAAGGCTGTGCATGTTGCCCTTGAGTTTTAACCATCTTCCCTGTTTTAGGATCACGGTACATCCAAGGAGTTTTACGCCCATCACCGTCTACAGCATAAATTCCTGTCCCCTTCTCAACATAAATACCATGATCAGCAGATGTCCCTATAACAACTTTTTCTTGTTCTGCTTTAGAACTAATACTTCTTCTTAGATTACCAGTGTCTACAGCAGCAAGTAATTTAGCTTTAGAAGATACAAATTGACCAATAGCAGTATGAGCTGCTTTCTTTGCAGCCAAATGTCTTGCCATCACAGCAGCCCTATTCGATTGGAATTTCATGCTCATAAGGCAACATCTCCAATTCTATTTGAAAAAATCTACCTGCATTCATCGGATCACCAGGATAGGTAACGCTGTATATCTTCTTATCAATAACTAATCTATCTTGAATAGTTACGTCGAAAAGCATGCAGTAAAAGAAATGTGTGCTTTTCTCTTCTTTTTTTTTATTGCGAGCATCCTTTGTCCCTTGGATTGCATCCAATACACCTTTAACAGTATTGATTTCTTTCCATTCTTCTGTTGGATATGGTCCATCATCAAAACCAGCGTTGCGAAGTACTGTAGCACCCTTGCCAAACTTACGAATCATTGATTGAATCATAAGACACGCAACCTCACTTTCAGTCCTTTTGTAATACTTTCTGGGTAATCTCCCACATCATCATAAGTAACAGAATAGTTACCTAATGATTCGCTTTTCTTCCCTTCTCTCTCCCGCTCCTTATACTGATGAACCACCACTTTAGCGATGATACCAGGATAAGCAGGAGGGAATTCAGGAATAGTTCTATTGGTATACTCTGCAACCATTAACATTGTATCTTCAATGCTTATTAATAAATTTTCATCACTTATATTAGGTACTTGCAGTTTTACACGTTTTAAAATTTCTGCTTTCATATCTTCCATCTAATCACCTACTTACGTAAAAGAAAAAAATGGAGAAGGCTTATTAAGCCCCTCCACCTGGTTTTTCCGGAGTAATTGATGTAACTGTAGCTGTAAGTACCGCTATTGACTCTTGACGAAGGATATCTCCACCATAAACCATAAGACCACGAATACCATCTGCAAAGGAATTTTGCAGACGTTGTGCCTCTGTTTCAGTTAACTGTGTCCCGTATCCAATGGCAGACTTATGAAGACCTAAAATTTTATACTTACCACCAGTACCGTGAATTTCTTCTGATACAACGATTTGTGATCCATTAATAATCTGTCCTTCAACAATACCATTTTCTAAAACAACAGGTTGCTTAGTAAAGCGATCATCTTTAGATAATAAACCTAAAACCTGAGAATTGATGATTGTGAATCGTTCAGTTTTAGGAACCTTTTTAATATTTAAAATCGTATTTAAGTCTACAATGTAATCATATGCATTTTTAGGTGATAACTCAATTGGACTAGAGTCACTCCCAATTGTATGAGTTTTATGAGCGCCTTTATAAAGCCCTAATACGAATGTATCAACGGTTTCCTGAAGTACCGCTCCTGCCTCTTGTGTATGTGGGTCGATTAAATCTCCAGCAGCCTGAACTGCATCTACATCATCAACTTTGAAAGCAAAATACTTTTGTTGATCCATATTAATTTCTACTTTAGAAGGGTTGGTATCATCCCATTCGATTGTACCATTATAATCTTTTACATTTACTGCGCCTACACGATTAAAGATAATCTTATTACCTTCGATTTTCGTTGGCGTTGTTGTAATTAAATCCGCAATAGAACGCTTGTGAAAGTTCGCCATCAAGCGCGCTTCCCAAATTGTTGGAATAAAAGTTGATACTGACATATATTAATTCCTCCTTAATGTTTTTCCATAACAAAAGAGATTACTAAACTAGCAATCTCTTTTGTTCGTTTTATATTTTTTTGACTGTACCATTCAAATCACTTAACTTTCCTAGTGCTACTTACCCCAATTGCGCATATCCTTCTGAATTTGTGGCCAGTTCGCATTAATTTCAGCTTGACTCATTGAATTTACTTGTTCTCTCGTAAATCCCCCTCCAGTTCCGCCACTAACATGGATTTCTCGGCCAGCAGCTTTAAACTTTTCAGCCACTTTTACTTCTAATGCAGTAGAGAATAAATCATTAAACTTTGACACCCTAACTTTTGTATCTTCTACATCTGAACCAATAACAAAATCTACAAATTTAAGATCCAATCCAACCGCTGATAAACCATCTGATGCAACACTCTGCATTTCTTTCTGATGAAGTACCCTTTCTCGCTCTTCTAGTTGTTCCTGAAGTTGCTTCATCTCATATTCAGCTTTCTCTTGTGCAGTCATAGAAGCGGTTTTATAGTTCTCTAATTCCTTTTTTGTTGCATTCAGTTCTTTCGAATATTTAGAGCGCACTCTATCTTCCGCTGATTGTACCATCTTCTCAATAAATGTTTTTGTTGCATCATCTAATTTCGGTTCTTTTTGTTCACCAACTGGCGGTTCTTTTTGCTCTTCAACTAGTGAATCTTTTATATCATCCGCAGGTGATGTTTGTTCATTCTGTAGTGTCTCATCTGCAGGTATTGCAGGATCAGAAAAGAATTGCAGATTTGATAAACGAAACGGTAACTTTGTTAGTTCTCTTTCTTTTAAAAACTGTACTTCCGCTTGCTTTTGTAATTGTTTCATTATTATTCCTCCTCTGAGTTCCTATGAATACACCCTATTTAGTTCGTATTTTATAAGCCCTCGTGTGTTTTATTATTCAAGAGAGTCTTTCCATTCCTCGTAACTAACTGCGCTAATCACCTCATTCTTACCTGTAGTTGGGTTTCTGGCCCTTCTCTCAATGAATGAGCTAACATCCGCTACCTCAGTAATGAAAGTACAGCGGCATCGTACAACTTCTTTAGCAGGTAAATTACTATCATGTGGATATTCGCAACTATAACCACCGACTTTAAATAATCCTTTAAACGGTACTTTTTGATGATCTGCTGCTTGGTGAGTAGGACGCGTACGTTTATCTAATGTAGAAATCCAAATCTTCTTCATTGATACACCTTCATCAAAAGCGTGAGAAGCACTGTCATAAGTACCTAAGTTTTGCACCCTAGCACTTTCTGTCCAAGCGACCATTTGGGCTTTCTTCGCATCACCATCAAGTATTGGCTTAATCCGATTTGCCATTGTTGCATATCCTTCGCCTTTTCTAAGACCGATAGATAACTCTCTGCGTATTCGGTTAACTATCTGTACTCGATGTGTACTTAACCTTTGATTGAGTGTCATTTTATCGATTGGCATTTGTACCGCTCGTTTAATGACGTTCGGGTCAAGAAGACCATACGAAAGAGTCACGCCGACTTCTTTCTCGATGAGATAACTCGTATAATAAAAAGACTCTCCATACTGATTGGAGAGCGTTTCATTGAGAGTTTTCTTTTTCTCATATGTTATTTCATTAATAACGTGTTGCAGTTCACTTTGCATGCTCTTATATCGATTGAATCGGCGCATTTCCTGCATACTCAACTGCTCATTTACGGCATATTTGGCATAATAAAAAGCCAGTATTCCTCTGACTTCTTCTAAAGCATCTTTATACAGGTAGAGAATCGCCTTTTCCAGTTCGTCCTCTATCTTTTGGAGATGTTTCTGCTTCTTGTCCCATTCCACTAGGCTCACCTACCTTGTCGAGATTCATGGAATCCGCCTCTTCTTCCTGCATCTTCTGTATCTCCGCTTTCGGATCAGAAACAACAGATAACATAGATAATCGTGTTTCTTCGCTTACTAAACCTTGTAGTTTAGACTGCACATCAGCTTCATCAGCTAAGTTGGCTGGAAGGTTTCGCGTAAATTGAAACGTCATACAAAGGTAGTCTAGTTCTCCTTTATTTGAGCGTAAGTTCCAAGCGTCAAACAATAACTTAAATTGTTGTCGCAATGACTTAGTAAACTTCATTTCTAATGTTCCTGATTTAGTTTCTAAAGCTAATAACTTGTAACGAATAGCAACACCAGTAAGGTTACCACCAAATGATTCATCAGAAAGGTTCACATGCTTTGTGAAACGGCATATATTCTTTTCTAATCTGTCGAGATGGTGTTCTAAGATGTTGTCATTAAGGTCCTTAGTTAAAAAAGAAGCCTCACCATTCTCACCTACATCAAGAGCTCCTGTTTGTTTTAGCTTCTCGATAGTATCATCATCTATATCAATGCCTTTAAAGATCATATAAGCCAGACGAAACTGTTCAATTTCACTGTTTACATCGGAAAACGAACGGTCGTAACCTTCAATAAGTGATATAGCTTTATCTACATCTCCTTGTAATTCTTCATTATTAGGAAACCCAATAAGTGGCACACCTTTAAATAAGTTTGGAATACGGTCAGTCTCTGTTAACTTATCTAAATCTTCACCAGTGTACTCAATAATGTTTGTTTCATTGTAAAACTCTACTTTGTAACCATCCTTGAAATCATCACCATCAATTACTTTGATTGGATAGCAGCGTATAGCGTATTTAGGTTCTGCAATGCTTGAATTCGTAAGAAATATAGCTTCATAAGGTTTGATATTCATAACCTTTTCGATGCCTTCTTTATCGTGATACAGTAGTCTCGCTCCGTATCCACAAATAGAAGCGAACTTCCCTGTTTCTGCGTCAGCATCCTCAGTATGATTCGCTTTTAAAAAGTCCTGAATACGTTTCAATACTTCATCATCTTCATGATCTAAGCTGTATGAGATAGGCAACCCAAACATATAACCGATTTTTGTATCGATAATTTCAGAAAAGAAGTCATTGTTTAGCTTATTGTTAACCTTATCTTTATTACCATCACCTTTAAACTCGCGAGTAAAAATAGGCACACCCTTTTCACTTGCTTTGTATCGCTCGTACCTGTTAATCATGCGTTGTTTTAATGGTTCAAACTCATCAATAATTTTTTTTAGTAACTTTGATGTAGGCTCGCCATTTTGTTCATCCAGCAACGGAATATAGTGTTCAAACATCGTCTCACCTCCTTAATAGATTGACTTAACAGCCTTAGCTTTGTTATTAGTTACAACAACTGTATTTACAAAGTAACGATCACCATCCATTTGGTGGTCATTCTCTTTATTTGGTTTATCTTCACCACGAGCTGTAGCTTTTTCATCCCAAGTATAAGAAGCGTATTCACGGAATGTTTCTTTACAGCAGTCGTTGTATTTTATCTTCTCTTCATTAAGAAGTCGCGCTACATTTCTTATGCCATCTATAACTTCATTCTTAGCTTTAAGCACTTTGAATCGATTCTTTTTCAATAAAGCAATAAATGAAGCTGCTGATGGGTCAACTATAATTCCACGAATAGAAATATCTCCGATAAATTCTTTTAGGTCGTCAAGATACTCATCATCTGTCTTTTGCCGTGAATTTTTACGACCATCATAATGGTACTCTTTTGTTTTGTACCATATACCTTTACACAATCCCCATAGTCCATATGTCATAGGGTTCTGTGTACCATAGTCACAAGATACATAATACTTCTCGTATTCTCTTTCTACTGTTTTTACAACATGCTTTTCTTTGTTAAACATGTCATATACAATACCTTCTGCAAGCACCCATAAACCTAAAATGAAGCGTTGAAAGAAGACTCCACTATACATACGATAGTATCTTTGCTTCACTTTTTCAGATAAAGAAAGATTATCGTCCATTGTAAAATGAATATGTAGCAGGTTCTTGTCTTCCTTATTATCTATCCATTCAAGTTTGAACCAATGATACGGGCCGGCAGGGTTACAGTTAAACCAATACTTTGAGCCTTCAATAGAACAACGTCCTGTCGCTTGGTTCACAAAGCTTTGTGGCATAAGAGCAACTTCATCAAAAAACATACCCGCTAATGTAATACCTTGGATAAGTTCTTGTGATGATTCGTCCTTACCACCAAATATATAGAAATGATTCGTATGGCCATCTTTACTAATGGTAAGCATGTTCTCTGATAGATGGTCTTTCACTTTATATTTACGTGATTTTAACATCTTCTTTAATGGAGTAATTACGTTGCGTCGCAGTGATCCAATTGTTTTACCTGCCATACCTAGGTTTTCACCATTGAATGTTTCAGTTCCCCACATAACATAAGAAAGAGCCATCGAAACAGTTTTGCCAGCACGAATAGAACCATCGCATATAATGCCGTCATGGTCCTTCACAGGTGAATCTTTTCTCCACCAAGTGAGTACTTGTAATTGTTTCTTTGAGAATGGTCTAAATTTAAAAGGGGCAGGTTTAAGTTTCATCTTCCCACACCTCTGCTGTTTTACCTTCTAACGCATCGATGAATCCGTCATCTTCATACTCTTCACCTTCATCACCTTTAATACGAGAAGTATCTGCTTTAATTTTATCAATTTGAGCTTTCTGCACTTCCATCTGCATTTTGTGGCGTTCTTCTTCGATTTTACGTTTGAAATTGTCAGGTACTAAGTCAAAGTACTGAGATAGTTTGTCCAGTGCTTTCATCTTGTCAGCAAGTTTTACTGACACGCCATCTTTTCCGAGTTTTACTTCGGTTATTATAGAACCATCAACCATGTCAGCCTCGTGTAAATCTACATAATTTATGATACGAGTTATTTCTTTACCGGATTCATCTTTCATCGGGCCAAACATCCCCATTACAGGTACTTCCTTCTGTCCAAAGGTTACATAGTTAGTAATATCAGCAAAAGCAATCTTAATGTACTCTTTAAGCACATCCATAGCTTCTACAAATACATTCTCGACTAACTCACCTTTAAGCTCTTTTATATAGGAAGAAACTCGTTCACGTCTTAGCAATCGACTAGCCTGTACATGAGCACCGTCTTTGGAGTATCCAGCCTTCAGTGCAGCTTGTGTACCATTGAAGTATTTCACATAATACAAACAAAAGAGCCTTTCCTTCTCGGTCAGCTCTTCATCTTCTAAAATCTCTTTCAGTTTTTCTTTCGTTTTGTGATTTTTAACATTAGTAACGCTCCTTTTCGCAATAGTAACGTTACCATTCATTTGTTCATCCCATTTGTCTTGTGATTTCCACTTTCTGATTTGCGAAGGCTTAAGGTTTAACTCAGCAGCAATATCAATTAATGGCTTCTCACCTTTACTTGCTTTATATATTTCAAATGCTTTATCTCTGTCCGGGCTACGTTGTCTAGCCATAACCACCACCTCACGATAGGCTCTATTAGTTTTTTTAAGCTTTTAGAAATTCATCCATTGTTTTATCGAGCAAACTAACCATTGCTTCTCTCTTTTGCTTTGGTGTTGTGTTATCTTCTAACTCATTAAAGATTGGAATTGCACTTTCTAATTTCTGTTTATCGATGCGCTCATTTACAAGATCCTGTCCCAACATCGAAATGAATGTACCAATTGCAACCGCTTGTTCTTGTTTAGTTAGTTTCATTGTTCATCACCCTCCAAAATCACTCTAATTTATTCTTGAAATTCTCTAAAACTCGATGTATTATATTTTTGTATTTTCTCAGTTCCTAAGCCGAGAAAACATCATCACTTCTGAAAGGACCCGAACTCCAGCGGGTTCTTTCTTTTATTCCTCTCCTTGTAAATCTATTTATTTAAATGTAAAATTATAAATAAGTTCTAACATTTTGAATCGAGGTGAAAATCATGAGAAGTTTTGGCTCATTAATGGTCTCTATTGTTTGCTCAGTACTTCTTGTAATTTGGAATGCCTATGAATTCTATAACGGATTCACAACAGGGCGCACATACTACTGGATTAATGGCATCGGAGCTGTTATCTTCCTTCTATTCTTTATCCTCAACATGCGAGATTTCAAAAAGAAAAACTACAGAACCTCATAACAATAGGAGTTGATACATATGTGGAAAAAGATTAATAATTATAAGTTTCATCTAAAAGATTTGAAATTTATGACTTGGCTATTTCCAATTGTCGGTTTGTTATATGCCTATGAATTCTTTTCTGGGCTACTGTACCACCAGGAGGTTCGTTGGCTTAAGTTAATATGCATGGCAATAATGATTATAGGATTCATCGATATTAGAAAAAAGCTTAAAAATAAAGATTATAGAGTGGCTTAAATCACCAAACACTCTTGAACTCATTTTCGAATCATTGTATTATATTTTCGGGTCTTACTTCATAAATCATTATCAGGAGAATCTGCAGGTTTGCAGGTTCTTTTTTTATAAAATAAAAAAAGCAGCGGATTCGCTACTTTAACTGGTTACTTATATTTCAAAATTCCTGCCGTAGCTGTTCGTATTCCTCCATCATAATTCCTCTTCTTTTAATTCTTTCGCCTTAGCATAAATAGTAGAACGCGGAACTCCCGTCATTTTTGAAATATCATTTACACTCAAACCATTCTCTTTCCTATTAAAGAATAAGTTCATAGCCTGCTTCACCTGTTTTTCATCCTGCCCCTTACGTCCCATATGTTTGCCCATTGCTTTAGCTCTTTCTCTTCCTTCAGCTGTTCTTTCGTTAATTAAATCCCTTTCAAACTCAGCAATAGCCCCTAACATAGTAAACATCAATTTACCTGCTGGTGTAGAGAAATCAATTTGTTCTTTAAGAAATACTACCGCTATTCCTCGATCAGCTAATTGATTTACAATCTTATGCAAATCAAATATCGATCTAGCTAAACGATCTATTTTACAAACAACAAATTTATCCCCTTCTCTCATATACTCTAATGCCTTTTGCAATTCTTCCCGATCACTATTAGCTCCACTGTACTTTTCAGAATATATCTTTTCACATCCATATTCTGTTAACCTTTCAATTTGTGCATCTAAGTTTTGATCTTTTGTACTCACCCTTGCATAACCAACGATAGCCATCCAAATCACCTCAAAATAGTCTAAAAGTCTTAAGAATTATATATTTTTATTTTAGACTATCTTTTAGACATTAACAACTATCTGTTTACAAAGTTTTTACCCTATACATTTCAACTGTACAAAAGGGTCAACTTTTAGACAGTTTTATTTTCACTCGTTGTGTTCGTTTGTTTTGTTAATCCTTATCTTTCCTTAACAACAAACAAGACGCCACCCAAATCACGGCAGCGCCTACGATAATTGATATACACATGTTTGTTCTATCTACATAGTAAAATAAAACACCCATAATTGACACATCATAAGATTAGTAACCATATTTTCTGTTCGTTAATTATTATGTTTATAGGCCTAGATTGTGCACATCTATATTCAGTGAGCGCATACCCTATTACATGAATACTACTTTAGGAGTGATTATATTATGAATCCTTTACCGATGAGGATTGTTGTAGCTCCAGCTTCATCTTGGCAACATTTACCTCAATATCCTTCATATGGTCAATATGGTATGCACCCTGGGCACATACCCTTTACTCCTACAATTCCGCCTTATCCCGTAATATACCAATATCATTATCCTTTTCCGGCATTGTATTTCCAAGAGTTTCACGGTACATTTAACATCTAATCTAAATAGAAAAACATCCGTTATCTGTACCATTGATGAATTCATGTTATAACTAAAACAGTATTTAAATACGTTTAATGTGTAATTTCTATATAACAAAGAAAAAAGCACCCGTTATGGATGCTTAATCATATATTCGTTCAACTATCACAGTTAACTCAGGTTCTTCATGACTTGCGTATTGAATGTATTCAAATTGATAATCAGTTACTTTGTGATTTACATTATTCAATTTCACTACACTCGAAACTTGAAGCGCTGCAATTAATCCTGCAATATCTTTATTAACTGTAGCGAATACTTTATCACCAAAATCATTTTTAAAGTATACATTCATAATATCCCTCCTCTCCTACTCTATCTATTCGACAGAATAAGAGAATATCCTACAAAACGAAAAGCCATCACCGAAGTGACAGCTTTCAAGGGGATGGGAGAAAAGAGAGAAAACAAATGGCAAAAGTTTCTCTTAGATCAAGGCTGAACACTCTCAACCTTCTCCAAGCCACCGCATCATATAATTTTTTAGCTCTTATTAGCTACGCGCTTTACGTTCGGTGGCTAGGAGAAGACTAGGAATCTTCTCGTTTATACTCCGTAGAGCTGGTCAATACATCGGCTGTCGCAAGGCCTTAGCTGACCAAATATTTTATATAGCTGGAATTATTATATCCAAGACGTATATGTTTCTTCCGACGCCTTGTTTGAACCAATACACTAGAGGGACGGAAGGGGAATGTTTCCGCTGTATTGGCTCAAACAAAGAGTGGAACTCTTTGCCCTCGTTTTGGTCATTAATAAGAACCTTGAGTAATTACTAATGTACGAGATACGTATACTTTTTAGCTTTTTAGAATGCAAGTGTCACTCAATCATGAGCAACCACCCCCATTCCATTTTCAAGAACCGACATATTAGAGAGAAATAGACTTATATTTATTATCAACCCAGAGGACGCATTCCGAGCTGATTGATAAATACAATAGAAACAGCATGACGAATGCGAGTTATCTCACACCCGCCACACTGGAATATGTCATTGTTATACTCATTGGTCTTTTCGTCATAACACGGGTTCTTACCGCCTGGCCCGCCCTACTATGCGGTATACGTTACCGTGACATTCTCGCATAAGAACGTTTCACTTATAGGTGTACTAATCCTCTTCGATATGCGGTTGTCAAAAGGCTTGTACATTAAGAATACCGTTGATTTCATTATCAAAATTCCCCCTATTTAGTCCCCATTTTTGTCGGCATTTTGTCGAAGTTTTTAAAAACATAAACATTCCAATTTATTATATTTTTTCTTTTTTTGATAATATTTGTATCCAGTTCAGGTAATAATATCATATAATTAAGCTATTATAATTTTATAAAAAGCAAGGATGGTTAGACATGACGGTACAACAAGAAAAAGTAACAAAGCGTGTGGTTTGTAGGAAATGCAAATCAGATCAAATAGTCGGTAATAAGCGTGGTTATAATTTCAAAAGGGCGTTTTTTATTCTATTTCTTCTGTTAGGTACACTTATAACTATTGGAATAGTTTCTAATTTTTTATATGTTATAGTTCCTCGAAATTCTATGGATGGAGTTGTTGGACTTTCTGCAATTGTTGGTCTTCTTATTGTACTTCTAGGACCACCGATAATTTTATTCAGTGGATTTGTTGGTAGAAAAAATATTGTTAATGGTTGCATGAATTGCGGACATACATGGATGCCTAAAAAATAAAACATAAAAAGCCAAATGGATAGTTAATTAAAAACTGTCAATTTGGCTTTTTTGTATTATTAAATCATCCCTAAAGATGTAGCAATCAATCGAATCGCATTTTTCTTCTTATAATAGAAGTGATCTTTCTTCATCGATAATTCAGTGTAAATAAAGCTGTCTTTCGGCTTATCTGCATTTAAGTATTTCTTCTTGATGATTTCTGCCTCGTCATAGTCTAAAACGTACTCTAAAGCCTTATCGATCTGCTTGAACTTGATATTGCTAATATATCTCGTGTCTCTAATCTCCGGGAACAAACTGATTCCTTCGTGTTTTAACTCCACTTCATTTTCAAAACGCGTTTTCAATGCGCGGTATTCCTTTAGTATTTTCACTACTTCTTTCTGAACCTGTTTTTCTGTCTCTCTATCAATAGTCGGTAATAATGTTAATTGTCTCTCCATGAAGGAATCCCCCTATTTCTGAATTTGTCTTTTTACATTCACATCAGGTACGTGAAATTTTACTATCTCTTTGTTGAATAAGGGAAACATGCATAGCGAATAATCCCCACCATCCACCTTGCAAGGTTCCGTTATCCATTAAATCCTTAATAATTTACATTTCTTGTTGGCCATCTTCTCTTTTGCTGCTTCAATATTATTCGCTACCTTTTGATAGTCCTGATCAAACTGAATCATTCCATCAAACATGACTGGCGCTACTACTTCATCAATATATTGTAAGTAATCAACTGGCGCTCGTTCTGTTTGTTCTACTAAGTATCCATAAATATCGAAGTCTGCTCTTGGTATAGACTTCTTGCCCTTCGGTTGATGAGACATCCTTACATAAGATTGAATGACTGATAGTGGCACTGCGAATACTGACTTATCCTTACTGAATTCTATAAGGAAGAAGCATATCGCTCCCATCTTCTCCGCTTTCTCCAGGTAATCCAATTGATGCTGTGCAATGTTCTTTAAATCAAAACGTGTATCTTTCTCTGTAGACTTCGCTTCAAATGCTACAGCTCGTCCCTTATATACACCGTCATAGTCTACTGTGCTCTTTGCTTCATAGAATCCATTTAGTACACGGCTACCTTTGCTCTTTAACACCTTCACAGGAGTTGGACGCTTGTTAATAAGCGCCACTCCTCCTCTTTGATACATTTCATTCGCTAGATTGATAAGCATTTCAAATGCCATTCCACGGTTACCTTGCCCCATTGTTATTCCTCACTTTCTATTAAAAGGATTATTTTGTTGAATTTTTTACAACCAATCATTAAAATATCTTATAATCGTTATATGCAAACTTATTTTTAGGAGTAGATAGAATGCCAGTTACACTCGAACTTATTCTTTTCATTCTTATAGCAATTAGTGCTGTTGGCTATTTGATAAAAGAATCTCAAAAAACTAAGAAAAGAACCCTTGGAATTTCACTAGAACTTTTAGTTCTGTTCTGGTCAATATGGAGAATATCGACTATCATAATTCAAATTTCAGAATATAATCTCTCGTGAATAAAACTCAATATTCCGTCAATACTGTAGACAACCCATTAAGTTACTTTCTCCTTGTTCCCCCTTGGAGAACCGAGCAGTTAGCTTTTGCTAGCTGCTCTTATTTTCTGTAATTGGTTTCATTTACCTGATGTTTTCAACGTAATATTACGTTACGATATAAAAGGATAAAATATATTTGGCTGTTATACCATTACCCTAGGGAACTAGGGTTTTTATTTTTATAAAATGAAATTTTTATTTAGTTTACTTCCCTGCATAACATTTTCAAGTCTGTTTATACTATAAATGTAACTTGCAGTTACAATTTGCGTATCCATCTGGAATAGTATTTACAGCAGGCAGTTAGCTACTTTAGCTAGCTGCTTTGTTGTGCAAAATAGCGTTTTTGTTCAAAACGATGCCCTTCCTCATTTGGACACATTTACCAGTATTTTTACCAAAAAATTCATGATATGGTTATTTAGTCGAGTACGTCATTACTTGACGATTACCCTTAGGAACCCCGCAGACAATCGGGGTTTCTTTTATTTAAATCACGATTTTTTCTTACTCCTCAGCCAGCTAAAACTATGTTAAAATCAATCCATAATTTGTAAGGAGGTATATAAAATGCTCTCACTATATACATGTGTATCTTGTGATCAACCTCTCATACAACACGATGAACATTCGTTTATTCATTACTGCATTAATTCAAATTGTGAAGAAGCAAAACTGCACTTATCTCTGTTGGAAGAGATGGGGTTGTGAATCCTATCTCTTTTTCTTTCCAATAAGGATTTTGTTTAAAATTCATTAACCTTATTGATTCCTTTGCATACAGTATTATCACAAGAATTTCAATAAGTGCTCCGGTCTAGTTACCTTGAATTTCTTGCAAATCTTGTGGGAAGAATCCGTTTATAACAAACGGGTTCTTTTATTTATTCATCATAAAATAACTATTTTGTTCAATTTTTTGATACATTTACGAAACATTCATATGTTATCTTCAGTAAGTTCTTTTCTTTTCATAAAATTGTGTGAGTTATACCAACACAAGAAGCCCTAGATCCCTAAATCTAGGGCTCCTTCGTTTAAATAACTATGTTGTTTAATTCGACGTATAGACAACTATATATTTAGATGTTAAAATATATTTGTGATTCCCACTTGGTTTCACATACGACTTTTTTTCTTCGATTATGGGGTTCTTACGTAATAGTAAGGACCATTTTTTTATTTAGTGCCCCTAGCCAGTAAATCCGAAGCCCATATTTCTCCTTTCTGATTCCAATAATCCCAACGTTTCTACTGACGCTATGACGCCTACGAGTGCCTCATTCAATCAAATAAGTTTCTGCCCTTTAAATACGTCATAACGCTATGTCTCCTAATCTAAATTCATTATCTCTTCTAAGGTTCTATCAGAAATATACGTGGTGATAATCTGTATCTTTCCGTATTTCTTTTTAGCCATTTCTATAGCTTCGCTCTCGGACTTCGCCTCAAACCAACGAAGCTTCCACTTCTCATCTATATCGTAAAACTCTACTGAGTACGTCATAACGCTATTACGCTTCAAAAATTTGTCCACGGTACTTGTTGCCGTATAATCAAAACTTCCGACTACATCCTCTAGTGTTAGTTGTTTCATGCCCCTAACCCCATTGGACGCGATTTGATTTTATTCTTATCTGCCTGATCCATAATTAATGCGGCGATTTCTAGTTGATGCCTTCCTAACTCTTTTGCTATTTCAAGAATATCTTTATCCTCATCCCACATTTCTCTTAATCGAATCACTTCGCTTTCATCAAACACTAAATCCAACTCTTCTAAAGCGATATATAAGTTACGACGCGACTTCTTCATGTATTTCCCCTGCTGCAACGCCATTGTGTAATTCTCCTTTTCCAAATCCGTTCCAAGTCGTGGCATCCCATTTTCCCTCCATTTGTAATTGATGAATTGCTCTTAATCTCGCCATGACGGCATGACGCTTTCTATCTACTTCCTCAGGTGTTTCATTCGCTGCTTCGCAGATACACGGTCCAAACTGATACATACCCGTTCCAATGTCGTTCTGAATTACTCCCGTTCCGTTACATGCACACATCTTAATTCCCCCTTAGAATGGTAATGATTTTCTTCTGTAATCCTTTGTATCTTTGAAAGTAATCGCTCTAAAATTATTGAGAATACGTGATACAATCCGCTCATCGTATGCGTCGTCTAAACGCTTTCCTGTGAGGTTTGTTGTGAAGATAGTAGATTTACCTTGCCTGCCATCGAAAACATCGAATAGCACCCTATTAATGAAGTTTGTCGCTTTTGTATTGGCATCTAATGCACCTAACTCCGCGCCTAAATCATCAACTATTAACACTTCTGCTCTTACTAAACTTCTAATGATTGCATCTTCAGTTAATGTTGAATCTTTACTGAATGTACTTTTAATCTTTCGTAGCAATTCACCAACTGTGACGAAGACAACTGACTTCCCTGCTCCTGCGAGCTGATCCGCTATAGCGTAAGCAAGATGTGTTTTACCTGCTCCGCAATTACCAGCCATAATCGTATTAAACACTTTGCTGTTGAGATAATCTGTTGCGATGACCTTTGCGAGTTCTAGGTTCTTCGCTCCTTCCTCGCTAGTAGGTTTGTAATTATCAAAATTAGCTTTCTTAATGTTGCTATCCGCAATCATGCTTTGCTGATGAAACATGAATTTCTTTTCATTTGCTTTATCTGCATCGTATTTCGCTTGCTCCTGTTGTTGAAGCTTGTTACTTTCGTTTTCAAGGAAGCATCGAGGGCAAACAACTTGTCCACCGAACTTCATCTTATTCATGCCATGCGTATCACACACATCAGAATCCATAGTCATATTCACCTTTTTGGCTATATCGGTTGGTATTGCTGCCGCCGCTCTCTGCATTGTTATTCGCTCCTTTTTTAGATTTCATCTGAATTGTTAGTTGGTCGAACTTTTCACGTAGCTTTTTAGGAGATAAGATATTACCTTGCCAGAACGGATCCGCTTGGCACCAATCAATAACATCTTTAATCTCTTGTGGTTCTCTGTTATCACGTTCTCGCATTAATCTAAATTCGTTCGCCCAATTATCGAAGTTAGGCTCTTTTTGTTTAGGATTGTTACCCTTAATTTTTTCAAATAGATACTTAGCCCCGTTGGTGTCGCAAGTTTCAAACTTGTGACGGGAAGTCTTTTTTTCTTTTTCTTTTTCTTTTTCTTTTTCTTTTTCTTTTTCTTTTTCTTTTTCTTTTTCTTTTTGCCCCCGTATCGTGGACGTATCGTGGGACGTATCGTCAAGACCTGCATAAACACTGACTTTTTGTACTAACGAGGTGTTTTCAGTGCGTTCTAGCACTAGTTTTACTAACGACAAATCTTTAATACTTTTAAGTTCTTTTTTGATACAATCCTCAATCGGCTTACCACCTTTGTTAAGGTTGTATTTTCCCCAATTAAGTATGCAAAGTTCCCTCGTTTCTTCGTTATAAACCACCAAGTCGTGATGATTAATAAAGCGATCCAATAAAGCTTTTGCGCTTTCAATTGAGTAACCTAATTCAAAAGCCATTTGCTTTCTAGTTATCTGATAAACCCCAATTTGATTTGTGTGCTCATTTGTCATTAGATAGAGGTAAAAGTACTTATCCTCTGGTGTCATCTCTTCTGAAACTCTTGCATCTGACCAAAATGAAGTCTGCACGTGTCTGTATTTAGCCATTTAATTCACTTCCCTTTCGCATACCGCTATGTCACCTTGAATTTTGATTATTTTATATCCTGGGTAGCGATCGGGAGTAATGTACTCAATCGCCTTTGCTTTCGCTTCTTTTTCGTTTCGTGCGCCCTTCCATACCCACGCCGGAAGGACGACTTTCGATTGATTTTTATCTAACATAGGTTTTTGCTCCTAACTAAGTATTTGAGAGTAATGAATTACTTTTGTTAATCGCTTCGTTTGTCTACAATAAGCGCACTTTTCACATCTATTCGGCTTCTCCATTCCGTGTTTTACTGATAGGACACGGGGTAAGTTCTTTTCGACTTCATCTAATTCCAGTTGAATACTTTCATCATCGAAGTTAATCACTGCTTTATCAGGATGTTTTTCCTTTGATACGGCTACAATGAATGGTTCTAACCAACTTTCTCTGCCAGACCACCGTTTTTCCAACTCGGCATATACAGCCATTTGAATTGTATATCCGTATGCTTCTACGAATGAGCAATATCCATATTCATCTGTCCAAACCTTGTCGTATATGGACTTAACTGTCTTTAAATCAACGAATCTTCCATTGATAGGGTTATATACATCTAGTTTCGATTTCCAATGTGTACCGAATAACTCGGCTGTTATACTGACCTCTTTTTCGCCTTCTAGAGCAAACATGCACAATCCATCATCTTTTAGAGTTTCAATCATCAAATCCGCGTTTTTATATTGAGAGTAAAGTTCTCCACTTCTTGTAAAGAGAGAAGGAGTCTTCTCTTTAAACTGATCAAGCGCTCCTTCTAACCAAGCGTGAACATATGAACCGAGTAACAAGCTGTCATTGTGTTCCTCTTGCCATTCACCTTTTAGCTTCGCAAGAGCTGCGGCTTCACATTTCCGAAAGGCTTTATATTGGCTGACTGACATATACTGCATATCAGCTTCTTGCGAGTAGTAATTTTCATCATTCAGTTGTAGAAGGTTCATCTTTTACACCCTCTGTTTGTTGGAATTGAGCTTCTAAATTCGATTTGACTGGGCTTGTCTTCTTTGTATCGAAGAAGTCTTCTTTCTTACCTACACCTTCACGAATTGAAGTGTAAATGCGCCCTAACTTCACGAAGTCATGTTCTGTAAAAGCATCTATATTTAATTGGAATGAGTCTTCAATCATTTCCTTAGTTACACCAAAGTCTTTTTTAAATGCGTCTAATGCTTTGCGTAGACGGTCTTCTAATGGTTCTTTCTGGCCATTAATTAATGTGTCATTACATTTTTGTACAGCTGCATCAACAATGTCTCCTGGGATAATCCCTAAGATGCAAGCTCGCATTCTTCGTGTGCCCATATTTGCAGTTAATTCGTAAACATCTCGGCTATCAGTTAATTTATTTGTCTTACCTTTTGCTTTTCGTTCATGTTTAACTGTGAATATTTTTGTTTGACGTGTGTTTGTTTCAAGATCCCACGCATAAGCCATCATAGATGATTCGCCATCTTTTTGATCTAGTTCAATAATTCCGTAATCAATGTTTCCCCAGTTTCTTGCAATGACTTCAGCAAGTCGGATTGATGGTCCTTGAACCTTTTGTCCACCTTTTGGATATTGATACACTGCATTTTCAGCAACTAATTTGCGTTCGCATTCCTTCATGATTCGTTGAAATGCATCGTATGTGTCTCTTGGGAAGTTTTTTGCTACATACATAGCCATTTGTACCTCTTGTGCTTGGCGGCTCACCATAGCTTCAGTAGTGACGTTTTTCGCTTCAGGTTTTGGCATATAATCCGAGTAATCTATATTTGTTAATCCATTCATTATTAATCTCTCCTTTTATTAAAACGGCGCTAATTCCGTTTGTTTACTTGCTTCATACACTTCTTGTAACGCTTGTAATCCATATTCGTAAGCCAGAACCATAGATGCAGCGTTAGGTTCTTTACTTTGCTTATATCGTTCAACTAGACTCTTCATAACTTGAATTTCAGCTTCAATTTTGTCTTGAAAGGCCATCTTATTCACCCGCTACTTTCTTCATGGAATGTTCCTCAACATACTGTTTGATACATTCTGATTCTGTATGGATTGGATCGCCACTAAAATCTAGATAACCTTCACCATAGAAGATTTCCCCACCACAACCTTGGCAATAATCCATGAAGTCTCTAGCTGATGAATCGTGATGATTTCCGATTAACATAGGATTTTCAATCATTTCCACATTCCTCCTTATTTACTAAGAGAAACAAAATATGTTATAATGTAGGTACGGATATTTATTTTGTTTCTCTAAAACCGTCCTATTGGTGGGGGCGGTTTTTTATTTCTCAACCGAATAGACTGAATTTTCAATTTTTAATCTGTCATTTTCATTGAGTTATTGGTAAAATATAATCAACCTGTTGAAACACCCTTCTTGGATACCTGTGCCTCCCCGTACAGGTATTTTTAATGCTAGTTTTTAACTAGCAAATGCATTGTTCTCATCCTTTCTGATGCTTCGCGCATCGGAATATCCAGGAACCCATTTACTAGGTGGGGGATACCATCGGATTCCTGAATATTCCGACAAGTGAGAGCTTGTCTATGTCCATATATTCATAAAATCTTTATATAGAGTTTTAATAAACTATATGTTAAACTGATTACACCTCAAGATTTCCTGTCCGAAATCTAAAACTACTTATTTTTTTATTGCCCTACACCTCAACATGTAGGGTTTTTACTATTTAGCTAGGGTTATAAACTTCTTATGCATTTCCTCAACCTTATCTGCGCTGTTATGTATCCCTCTAGCTCGTAACTCTCGTATCATTTTGGTGATGTTTTGTTTCTCTTCCTTGTCACGCTGTTCTTTATTTGTCATTCCGTGACCATCCTGTCTTTTTGTCCCAAACATCTATTCGGTGTACCAGGTATACGAATACACATATTGCTGCTGATACGATTAACAGTGATAATGTGCTTTCTTCCATCATTTAAACCGCCTCCCTATCCATTTCTGGAATAATTCCGCGTTTCGTTAGAAGTTCATGGATGAAAAGTCTTCCTTTTTGCGTCCAACGAGTATTCATTTTCACTGATCTACTACCATCTGTATGCACTACATCAACTGTTTTCGATTTTGTGTAACCTTTGTTTTGGTGTTTGGAGTACAATAACCATTGATTATTCACTTTGTACTGCACTTTTTCTTCTTTCAGGATTTTATTAAGCTTCATCGCTGATAATCCGTAATCCGCTGCAACTTGTGAGACTGTTACTGTATCTTGTGATTGAAGAATTTGGTCTAGGTATGTAATCTTTGATGCGTTTTCTGCGATCTGTTGTGTTAACATGAGATTTTTTTGTTCAGCAACCTGTCTCGCTTGTTGTTCCTGCTTGAGTTGTGATGCGAGACCGATAATTAAGTCTGGATCTTGAAGTAGAGCATTAATTGTGTTTGGTGTCATGTATGCTCCATGTTTTCTAATAGAAGGAAGCACTTCGCTTGTTACCCATTTTCGAAATTCTTTTGCTTTCTGAGTTTCTGATTCGAAAATCAGCTCATACAATCCATCTTCGGTAATGTATGGTTGTCCATCGTGGACAATTACTGATATATCAGCTTTTTGGATGACTTTCTCGATACGATCTTTTCGAAGATAAGTTTTCCCTTTTGCCACTTTCGTATATCCAAGTGACCACGCTACATTTTCAAGATTGAACATTTCCTTACCGTTAAGGTGTATAACCTCTAACGCTCCAAATTCTTGATGATTGAAAACCTGTAACTGCTTCATTTTCTTTCCTCCTCTAAGTTCACAAAAAGTGAACATTTAGTTAAAAATAATAGTTAACTTTTCGTTAACTTTCTACTAATTCATCAACTGTAACATCATACAATTTAGACAACAAACCCAATCTGTATATACTTGGTTGTCTCTTGCCAGATTCAAGTTGTGAATAAGCGGATTTTGTTGAGTAACCAAGATAATCACCTACATAAGCCTGACTATAACCACGTTTCTTGCGTAACGATTTGGCCTTTTCGATATTTAGTTTCATGTTTATCACCTTTGTTCTTTTCGTTAATTTGATAATAACACAACGTTCACCTTTTGTGAACAGTAAAATTTATTTTTTTCTATAAACTTAAAAAGGTTGTCTTTGAGTGAACTTTCCTGTTAAATTTTATATATATTGACTATAGTTAATGAAAAAAAGTAAAAGATAATAGTAGACGGGACTTCTATAAAGGAGAGAAAACTAATGAATCATCAATTGATTAGTAAAAGGGTTAAAGAAATCAGAACGGAAATACTCAAAATGAGCCAATCTGAATTCATTAACGCACTAGGACTAAAAAGTAAATCTGCTGTATCTATGTGGGAGAACGAAGAAATAGATAAATGTCCATCGAGAAAAACTTCTTTAGATATAGCTAAACTCGCAAATGTATCCGTTTCTTATGTATTAGGTGAATCCGATGAGAAGAACCCTGAATTAACAGCTAAGGATGACTTAGAACAAGTAATGATAGATATCCGATCTAAGAATCCTGATAAACAAAAAGAACTTATTGAAATGATAAAACAACTAGTTAAAATATCAGGCGATTGATAGCGTTAAATGCTACCGATCGCCTCTTTTATTTTCAAAAGAATTTCATAAGACTCAGCATCCCCATTATGAGCCGCATTAAAGATTCCTTGTAGATTACTTTCAACTTCAATTAACTCTTTTTCGATTGTATTTTGTTCCATCACCAACATCCTCCGATATTTTCATAGTAGTTTGTGAATTTATCACAATGTATAACCAATATTTAATTTTGAAATTTAGTTAATCCCCCTATAAACAGCGAATGCGATTGCCCCATTAAGAGACAATCGCATTCAATCTATTTATATCGGACCCTTAACCAGAAAATTATCCCATTCCTGTCCCTGGATCCATTCTAAGCATAATTTGAGTTTGAGCATCCTTTGCTACTTGTTTAGGCTGCTCCTTTTGACCTTTAACAGGAGATACATATAATACTCCGACTAAAGCCAAAGTTGTTACTAAAGCTAGTACTTTTTTCATTTAGCATCACCCTTGTATATTATACTATTTTTATTAATATCTACCAATATTTTTCGAGGTAAATAACTATAAAATTTACACCCTTGCGAGTAGAATAACTCAATTGATTTTTCTAGTAATTTTCTATCTTCCAATGCCATTCCTAAATAACATAATTTCATTGGAGACAGACTACCATTCTCTTTTTCGTACTTTCTTAATATAGTGGCAGCTTTTTCTTTTTCTCCTGTTACTATATATAGAAGCGCCTTCTCGCCTACATCAAAAATTTGTAAATCATACATATCCTTTTGATGGATTATTCTAATGTAAGACCTCATATTTAAAAACTCTTTTTTTCGGTTTTCTGCTTTCTCATAAGATAGTTGGTCTAGCATCTCAATCCCTTTATTTAAATACCATAAAGATTGTTCATAATTTTCAACGTATGATTCACCTAAATATCCTAATGCAGAAATTTTTAATAACCTTAAATAACCTAATTCATCATTAACATTCAATATACTATGGCATAGTTCTCTTGATTTTTCTATTTGCTCGTCCATTAGCAATGCATACGCATACCATTCCTTTACACGGCTACTGTATATATCTTTTATAAATTGGCTAGGAAGTTCAGATATTTTTTCCTGTAATGTTTGTATATACCCATCTAAAAGTTTAAAATCCCTACAATCATACATAGAATATAATGTTAAAATATCAAACATTATTTTAGTTTCTTCATTTTTAAGAACTTTACTCTTTTTCCTATTCTCAGTCTCCGTTAAAAGTTTTTCAGCTGTAAAAAATTTCTTAGCTCTTAACCAAACGAGTTCATATATATATGCCCATTCGTAAGTTTTAGAGTTATTAGATTCAAAGCCTCTTTGAATCGCGATTCTAAGGAGTTCCAAATCCCCTAAAGCATTTCCATACTCCATAGCTATTCTTAAATTCTTTTTACTTTTAGTTTTTTTACAAAATTCATGGATCATATAATTCTTTTCAAGCGGATCTTCATATAATAATTCAACTAACTTTACTACATTTAAAAAATTCAATTCACTTTTCCCTGATAAATTCTTTGAAAACGCAGGGCCACTTATTCCAAGTTCTTTTGAAATACTCTCTTGGCTCTTTTTTTGAAAATCAATTTGATCAACAGCTTTAAATAACCAATATTTCATTTTGCTCCTCCTTGCCGGAACAAAAGACACGTAAACCCCATAAAGGAAAACGTGCCACCCTCAATCTATGGTGTGTTATAATTATATGTATAAGATCCGCGACAATGTTCCCTAGGGTAGTAGGGGCAGTGTAAGAGTGTTACCAGCACTACTTGCACCGTGGGTCTTTTTACGTCCGTTTATTTTATTATTTTCATAATATCATATTTTTGCCAAAATTCAGTCGTGTGGTTATCAGAAAAATGTTGAGAAAGTTTGAAAATAGCTGTATATCAAGGCTTTTCGCTTCTTACGGCTGAGGATATGCAATTGTGCATCTTTCTGCATGAAGTACCTATATACATATTTTACTGTATTAACCATGAGAGATACCGCTCTCTTTTTTATTTACTCTTTTTAAACTAGAACCTTTTTATACAGCCTTCATAATAAACGATTAAGAAAGTAAAAGAGTCACAACCCCCAATGGCTGGGATCGTGACTCTTTTAAGACGCAAGAAGAAGACACAAGAGAAAAGATTAGTGACAAGATATTTATATATTGAAAGAGGGAAAACTTATGCACCAAGGTTTACAGAAGAGAGCAAACATTGAAGCAAAATAAGCATCCTCATGAATTATTAAAAGTGAATAAGTATATAAAATATGGGATTTAAAGTATAATTATAGTGCTAAATAGAGATTTATATAGATTAATACTAGTATAAATTATTATAAAAAGGGGATTGAAATAAATGTTGTATCAAGTGTTTATGGAAGTAACAGATATTCCTGGGGCTACTAAAAACTTAAGTCTATATGAATATGATAAAGAAGATACAAATAAAATTATTGAAGAAATAATTTTACCCTACCTACAAAAAGAAGAACTACAATTCAACGGTTATTTTTTAAAGGCTCAAAATATAGTTAGAATACAAGTAAAAACTACAGAATTGCCAATAAAAGCTATAGTAGAAATAATAGATGATCAAACACCAGAAACTATTGCTTGGTTTGTAACAAAAGAGGATGCATTTGTTGATGATGAATATACTCAAGATGTAACAACAGAAATAATAAAAGAAGCTAAAGTAAGAATGCAAGAACCTCTAAAATTATCAGCAAGTCCTTCATCTACTGAAATTGATAATAAAAAAGTATTTATAGTACATGGACATGATGAGAGTGTAAAAATTTCCGTCGCTAGGTTTCTGGAAAGGTTAGATTTGAAACCAATAATTTTACATGAACAAGCTAGTGGTGGATCAACAATTATTGAAAAAATAGAAAATAATACAGAGGTAGGGTTTGGAATTGTACTTTATACGCCTTGTGATTTAGGTAAGGCTAAGAATGATGATGAACTACAAATGAGAGCTAGACAAAATGTTGTATTTGAACATGGATATCTAATTGCTAGATTGGGAAGATCCAATGTTTGTGCATTAGTTAAAGATAATATTGAAAAACCAAATGATATATCAGGAGTTGTATATGTTAACTATGATTCAGGAAATGGTTGGCACATGGAGTTATTTAAAGAGCTAAAAAATGCCGGCTACGAGTTAGATGCAAATAAGTTATTTGTATAATTTATTACTATTTATGAGGTGTTTAAATGCTACCTTTCTTCAGAACCATATATTCAGCCATTGCGCGTTAGCATTTTTATAGTGACAACCTTAAAGATACGTCGGAAGAGTTATTTGGCAGTCTTTCTATGGTATCGAGTGTAGAGATGGTTAGCTATTTATCTGTTTAGGCATAATCTAGGATCTTTAGAATCCTTAATTTGAACAATCTATTTTTATATTATTTAAATAGTAATCTTTTATAGACCCACTCATTTTAGTTAACCTTTGTTCAAATATAAATGAAGTTGCAATTGTAACTAGATGCACAATTAATCAAAATACAAAAAAGTACCTATAAAAGTAGGTACTTTTTTCTTTGTTATATGTAAATTATACATTAATTTATATTTGGAACACTTTAAAAAGAAAAGATGATGATGGATTGTTAATAGATGCGTATAACTATATGTATATATTTAATGCATATATTATTTTTAGATAAATATATATCTTTCAGTAATAATGCACCATTCTTCTCTATTTGCCTATTCTTATATTTTTTATAATTTATTATGATATAGATATTGATTTAAAGTGTTTTGTTCAAAGTATTCAATTGAGATTTTTTAGGTGTTCAAGATGGTTATTTATTATCCTTTTCTAAATTCACAAAATTTTCAAATATAAAAGACGCATATTTTAAGATTCATTGTATAATATAACCAACCCGTGGTTATAGTGTTTGCTCCGATTCAATTTATGAGATAGATTGTTTTAACTTTTTTACATTATCTAAAAAAGAACTTGTAGAGATTCCTACAAGTTCTTTTTGCTTTTCTAAGCTAATGGAGAAATAAACCTCTAAATAATTATTGACCATAAAAAGTAGTTTTTAATATTTAGTAGCATATAAAATATCTATTCTAAAAAGGGGGCGTCCAAGTATCGAAATAAAAATAACGCTATAAAATATTATGTTTTTATATTGAATTTATTATCAAGTGGTCACTAATAATTTCTGCTTAATCTTCTCTTTTTCAACTTTTGTAATTATAGATGCTTTCTTTTTCTGATTAATTTTTGGATTAGAAGAAGGATTTTTAGAGACTGTCAAATCTCCAATATAATTTTTAAATTTGGTTTCCTCATTAGTAGATATATCAAAACGATTATAATACTCAAGCACTTTAAAGAAAACCATGTCTTTTAAATAACTCATTTTATGCCTTGATAATAATTGGTCAATATAACTAAACTTGTTTTTCCCTTTTAAATCAGCATATAGGAATACGTAGGTAAATTGTTCAAGTTCTGATTTATTATGAAATTGCTCATTTTCAATAATATTTTCTAGAGCGACAAGTAATTTTCCTGTTCCAATTGTTTGGGTTAATATTACCTGATGGATTAAGGGTAATAATTTATAAACAACAACATTTTGTTCATCTGACATATATTGTTCTTTATTTTCGTTTCGTTGTTTAGTTAAAAACACCTTATATAAAGTTGCAAACAATGTCGCACAGAGAACAATATCATTTAAAGCATTAACTTTAAAATCCTTTTTTCTTATTTCTTCACTGTTTTTCAACATTTTTGCTGCTAAAACCCAGTTTCGTTCTAACTGTTGTACTGGATTTAATGAATCTGGTTTTACCTCAATATTCCTACTAGTGTGATTTTCTAGTTCTCGATCTTTTGTTTCATAATAGTCATCATTTTTCTTCAATTCTAGAGTTATACCTTCTACTTTTTCTGTTGTTAATTTACTCACTATTGTATGTTTAGTCTCAAAAAAAGTATCAATACCTAGATGTGTTACTTTCTTCTTTAAATCTTTATAGTCTTCATTCATATTATTTACTATTTTTTCAACTAATTCTAATTGATTCATTTTTAAACCTGTATAATAATCTAATTCATCAATAAAGTTCAAATAGTTCCGATCAGTAAGAATATAATCTTTAAATTCTTGATTACAGTCGATACTTTTCATTAAGTAAAATTGGAAAAAACAAGAGAATTTAAATCGTACATATTTTATTGATTCTTCCATTTCACATGTAAAAATACCTTTATTTAGGAAGTGCGTTAAGATTATATCCGCATCAAAATCAAACATTTTCTCTTTCAAATTTTGTTCTATATAGTCTCTTAACTCTCCGTAACTTAACCTGTATCGAATTTTTTTATTGGAATACATTTCAAAAGCTATATCAGTTAATAAAGACTCTTTATTTTTATAGGTAAAATCAGCTGAATAAACTTCATATGTATCTGATTTAGAAAACAATCTTTCTAAAAAATTTTCTAACATTTGTGCGTTATTTACTGGAGAATAATTTTCTTGTTTTTCAATAATCCATAAAAACATTGATACTGCTAAAGGGGTTCTAGGAATATTCAAGGCATTAAACGTACTAATTACTTTATCTAAGTGCTCCTTTTTAGAAGTAACCTCAGATCTATCAATAAACCATTTACTCATTAAAGTTTGAATATCTTTTGTATTAAATTGTTTTATATACGTAATACAAAAATGCTCAAGAATGGAATTTCCGATTGCTGATAAAGGAAGTTCTCCTTCTCCATTTGACGTACAGGTTGTTATTATCCTTACATTTGAATTATTTAAAATAAAACGTGTTAGCTTATTTAAAGAAGAAGAATGTTTATTTTCAAATTGAATATTATCAATCAGCAAAACAATATCATTAATATTAAAAGTCTCATCCCTTATTTCACGAATAGAAGTAGTAGTAAATCTAGCAATTAGAGTGTCTATGCTACTGCCATTAATTTCTTCAAAGTCTAAATAGACCGGGATTTTTTCGTAAAAACTAAAATTATTTAAATATTCTATCATAATTTTATCTAATAAAATTGTTTTACCAGCTTCTTTGACGCCAACAAGCATTATATTTTCTTTGCTCTTACAAATATCTTGCATTGAAAAATTCTTATCAGAGACCTTTGACACATCTTCTTCTACAAAGTCTTCATTTTTCTGTACAATTTTTGGCATTACAAATAAATCATTTAATTTTTTAGGTGCAATTGTGTCAGTATTATATGTTAGTAAATGTTCGTTTACTGTTTCAGTGTACACTGCATCAAGTCGTTGAATAATTTTTTCTTTTTTTTTAAAACTTTCTAATGCAGTCTTATTGGGGCAAGAAAAAAAACTCTTCCCTTCCTCCATGCCTAGCTGAGTATTCGTAATAAAAGCATTTTTTATATTAGAATAACAACGATATGTGAATGTACAGCAATTAGCATACTCGTAATCTATTAAGACATATCCATTTAGATATTCATAGTCTGTATTGTACCGATTTTCTGTCCATGCGGAAGGGGAAACTGAGTTTATCGAAGTTCCTGTCATATCCGAAAACTGATAAGTATCAGTATTATGTACATGTCCAAATAAGAGAAGATCGAAACTAGAATTCAACCGAGATTTAATAAGTTTTTGTTCAACTGTGGAAAGATCTTTAATTGGATGATGAATAAGGGCTACTTTCACATCACAATCTTCTATCATACCTACTGAATCCATAATTTGCTTCTCACTAATTAATAAATTCCCACTATCTTCATTATCATAACAACGCCAGGAAGAATTTAAAGATGCTATTCCAATTTTACATCCTCCTATAGTATATTTATGAACTGTTTCGAAATAATTAATATTTGTGTTTAATGAATTTTTATATAATTCCTCTTCAAATTTATTATACGCATGAATTCTTTTGGTAGAATTGCTGTACTGCTCTTTATTTTTCATAAAATCATTTATAGCATTTAAGTCTTTAAAATATAATTTTAGACCCAATTCTTGAATTGAATCATCAGCTGTTCTTAAAATATCATGATTACCTGGATTAATAATGAACCTTTCTTTGGGTATACCAAGTTCACTTGTGATATAATCTATGACTTCTACTTCAAAAGCATTAAATGCCTCTGCAATTGATTCAAAACTAGCTCCACCTTTATCAATTAAATCTCCTGTAAAAAATATAAAATCGATTTCTTTTTGACTATGTAAATCTTTTAAGTCGTTTATTAAAGGATTAAGTATGTAGTTTTTTAATTCAGATAAATTTTCTTTTGATATATGAAAATCAGATAAATGAATGGCTCTCATTTCATCACTCCTACTTCTAAATAATATAGCATTGTATAAATTTGAAAGCTTATCTTTTAAATTTATATAATTCCAGATTAATGTATAAAACTAAAATGTTACCTAAATTATATAATATTCCCTCTTAGTTTGCACAAATAATACAACTTAACTGTAAAATATAAAACTAAAATGGCTATTTAAAAAATATACACTTGTAAATATTTTTTACTTTCATATCAAAAAACTAAAACCTGCACATCAAAAGGTACACCTTTTGAAACACACTCCTTCCTAACCACATTAAAACCACATCTTCCTATAGATTTGATAAAAACTATTATTCAATATTAGTAAAAAATAGAGGATATCTCTCTAATAGCCATCGGTAAACTCTTATCATTTTCTCATTGAGAGTTATAACTCTCTCTTTTTTATTTTAATTCGACACAATATGACAATATATAGATGTTTATTTTGATAAGATTGTCCAGAAATATTACATTTTATATATCTTGGAGGAATTAAATTATGAGCAAAAAATTATTAATGGCTTTAGCATGCAGCGTGTTACTTATGGGATTGGCTGCTTGTGGTTCAAATGATAAGGCGAGTACATCAGAAGAACCAAAACAAGAAACTAAAAAAGAAGATGAACAAAAGAAGTTAGATGAGCAAAAACAGGAAGAGGAACAAAAGAAAATAGAAGAACAGAAAAAAGCCGAAGAACAAAAACAAGCTGAAGAGCAAAAGAAGTTAGAAGAACAGAAAAAGGCCGAAGAACAAAAGCAATTGGAAGAACAGAAAAAGGCTGAAGAGCAAAAACGATTAGAAGAACAACGCAAACAAGAAGAGGCTCAAAGACAACAGGAAGAACAAAAGAAACAACAAGAAGCAGCTCGAGCAAAAGAACAGGAACAACAAAAAGCTGCAGCTAACACAGCACCTCAGCAACAAGCTGCACCTAAACAAGAGAAAGTTCACTTTGCAAACTGTACAGATGCAAATAATGCTGGTTACTATGATATAACTCCAGATAGCCCAGCTTATGCTTCGCATCTAGATCGTGATGGCGATGGCGTGGCTTGTGAACGAAATAAAGGACATAAAAAATCTAGTAAAAAACATTAGATTTATGGATAAGCACTCTTATGAGTGCTTTTTATTTTCCTTCGACAAAATATGACAAAATAGTTGTAACTGGATTTGTTATGCTTGGTTAAGAAATCTTACTTTTTGTTTATATGATTGAATTATCAGAACAAAATATGTAAAATATTTCATTGTAAATACATACCAGGGAGAGGGGAAATATCATGAAAAAGTTAGTAGTTTTACTATTTTCTTTTGTATTTTTGTTTGTTGGTTATAATTCTTCTGTTTATGCAGCGAAAAGTGCTAATGACACTAAAAACTGTAGTGACTTTAAAAGTCAAAAAGACGCGCAAAATTTCTGGAATCAAAATGGCTATGGAGTGGGGAATGATCCACACCAGTTAGATAAAGATAACGATGGGACTCCATGTGAAGATACTAAATACCCATTAGATACCAACGCAACTGCGCAAAACCAGACTAATACCAATAACCAAACAACAATTAATTCTAATAATAAACAAGGCACTAAATTACCAAATACAGCGTCTAACACTGTAACTATGATGGCGGTTAGTGCTGGACTTATTTTTATCGGTTCGTTAATAGTGTTCCGCCGCAAGAAAATAAACTCTTAATCTTAAACTAAACGGCAGGTGTCATCCTGTCGTTTTTAATGTGGAGTGAAGAATGTGAAAAAACTCGAATGGTTCGGAGTATTACTAATCACTATGGGTTCCATTTCTTTAGCTTATTATTTTATAGAATGGTATGATTCAAGAAAAACAACTGAAGCTTTAACTAACGAGGAAGTTCAATACTATCAAAATATAGAAATGTCCAACAAAGACAAACAAACACTTCCCATTACCTCCCAACAAACCCCTTCTTCTCAGATACAGCATCAAGATGGGAAAAGGATAGCCTATATGGTTATCCCAAAAATTAAACGGAAGTATTCAATTTATTGGGGAGCGGATGATAAAACATTAAAGAAAGGCGTTGGAATGCTTGTTAGTGACAATACAACAACTCCTTCTGGTAATGGACATACAGTGCTAAGCGGCCATCGCGATACAGTATTCACTGATTTAGGGGAACTAAAAGAAAATGATTATATTTTAGTTGAATACGATAATAAAGTATATGTATATCAGATAAATAAACATTGGATAACGGATGCTGATGATCTTACTGTAATCGTGCCTAAAGCAACATCAACACTTACATTAACCACATGTTATCCTTTCAAATACATTGGAGATGCTCCGGAACGATACATAATTGAATCATCTTTAGTTTCAGTTTTATAAAAACAAAAGGGGGAGTGCTGTTATGGGTTTTAAATTTCGAAAAAGCATCAAAGTCGCGCCTGGTGTGAAAGTTAATTTAAGTAGAAAAGGTGTAGGCGTAAGTGCCGGGGTAAAAGGTGCTCGTGTCAGTACTGGACCATCCGGAACTAGAATTACTACTTCAATACCTGGTTCGGGGTTATCTTATGAACATCGTGTCGGTAGTAAAAAAGGGAACAACAATACATCTGTACAGAGCTATTCGGAAAGTGAAATAAATCGTCAAGTTTTTGAAGTTACAGCATTCAGAATAAAGGATAACAAATTAAATTCAGGTGCTAGAAAATGGATGAAATCTTTAAGTATTATCACTGGAGTAATTGCTATTATTTGTTTAGTACTCTTGCAAGTAATCTTCACAGTGTTATTCGGACTTATTAGCTTCATGTGTTATAAAAATATTAAAGTTCCTATGGGTGTAATCTGTCCATCTTGCAACAGACAACAACCTCTATTATTTAATCAAAAAGAGATTCAATGTTTAAAATGCAAAAGTACACTTGTTATAAAATAAATGCTCCAATGTATGAGGCTTTTTCTTTTTTATCAATGTACAAAACAAATTAACATGGTAAAATAATATTTGGATTGGCGTCCAATACATATTATTAAAATTAAGATGGTTCAAGTCGGAGGAAGGCACCTTAGGGTGTCTTTTCTTTATGCATAAAAAAGCCTCATCTTCCTATAAAAAGATAAGACCTTTATATACTACCTATTATCCGATTCATCAGTTTCATAACACATTTAGCTTCTCCAAAAAGACCACCAGTGTCCTATTCTCCACCATAATACGCATACTTCCCAGGTGAACCATTATCTCGTATACTTGGATATGATTTTAGTTTATATTCATAAACCTAAACCATAAAAATATAACCAGATTACCATGATTAGAATTCCCATAACAGTAACTAATAGGAGTTTACCATCCGCACCTGTAATAACTTCTTTTAGATTTTCTTTTGCTTGTTGTTTCTTTTCTCCACTTGAAAAGAGATAAATAATGAAATAAGTAACCACTAAAAAGAATGAGAATATTATATCTATCATTACTTATGTACCTCCCTAATATATGTGTGAACCATTAATTAACCAATAATTGCCTTATACATTATATCAGCTAGGGTACACGGAAGTATAACAAATTATTTTTATAATTTAATTTATTAATCGATAGGGCATTAATACAGGATAGTCCAAGACGGAGGAAGGCAACATAGGGTGTCTTTTTTTGTACCCCAAATTTTAATAACTAGGATAAACGTACAGATCATTGTACAACATTAACGAATATATAGTTATTAAACCAGGAAAAGAGAGGTATCTAAAATGTGGCATCAATATAGACCGATTAACATAACAATATATGGTACTGAAGTTGGTAATGGTTTTATAACTTGGGATGGTATATTTATTCCATATTCTTCAGTAATTAATCCATACGCTTCGCTTGTTAACCATTATTGTCCAAACTATTTTATTCAAGAAGATACTTGCACTAATATCTGCTCTGAATCTTCTATTAATACTATCGTAACAGATGATGATGTAGATAAGTTATTACAAGAATATTGGGATTGTGTACGCAATCCAGAACCAGGAGACGTTTGTTTACCTATATGCTTTGACCCTATTGTAGGAGAAAGCATTATTTCTTGCTGCATAGATAAATATTGTGCTTACAGAAGAGCTAGAGATGCTTGGCTAAAACAAAATTAATTTTCAATTTAATATTATATATAGTAGTATAGGGGCACTAACATAAGCAATCCTTAGTGCCCCTATACTACTATTCATCAAAAGGTGTTTTTAGTTTAATTACTATCAACTTAAAAACATGCATTATCAGTTCTTATAGTTGGGCCATTACACCTTGCATTATGACATAATTGATATGCAGTAAAACCAGGCCAAGGAAAATTATGTTGAACATAGGGACCTTGTTCAACATAATATCCATTTTTAATAGTAGTTTCTTTACTATTATTACCATCATCAATATTGGATCATTATTTTTCACTTGTATCATCCTTTAAAACTTAATATACATTATAAAAAACCTCCTACATTTTTTATATGTAGGAGGTAAACACTTATATATAACTAATATACCAATGCATCTGAAAAAACGATAAATCTGAACCTCCATGAACAAATATACGATTTTCAATCTCCATATTTTGGTTTACTTCAATAGGAGCACTAAGAAAAATCCCAAAAACTTTTATACCATGTAAATCACTTACTTTAACAGTTACTGGATTTACAATATTTCTTCCGCCTGCCGCATGATCCACTAAGTCAAAAGTGGCTATTGGTTCATTACCACCTCCAAAGTTATCAGCAACACAAAAAATATAAATCTGTGACAATTCGCCCGATCCGTCAGGTTTAACATACGGACCATATGATAGATAATTTGGCGAATGAACACCTTTCTTATAAATTCTAAAAGCCGGACCATTAATATAGCCACCAGGAATTTCACCAGTTTTCATTGGTAGTGCCTTTTCATTTGCTCCATCCCAACTATATCTAACACCTCCAATAAATGTATTGAATTGATTGTTAAACGAATTACTATCTAAAATTAAAGAACTAGTTAAAGAAGTAGAATCCAATATTTTCACTACCTTTTTTTAGTAATATAATGGATAGTATAAACAAGTTAAAAAAAGATATACATAATAATTTCACGTACTATATCTAATTAAAAAAACCAAATCCTGAAACAAGGCCTATTCTACCATCCATCCCCCTATCCTCTAACCAAGTAAGTATTAAATCTCTTATTTATTCCTCTATCTAAGTCAGTAGTTCCTTCAGGTCTTAAACAATCTCATATTTTTCATCATTTCTTCGAATTTAATGTTGACTGGAGGTCTTGAAGGTTTTTATCATGTGGGAACGATTATGGAACACGGCTGGAAGGCAGATTTATCCCCTACTTTGAAAGATCACAAAAAAGTAATCGATCAAAATAGATGGATAAGCGTCTTGTTTTCGCCATGCGGTCACTTATAAGGTATCCGTATGTATAGACCCTGTTCACTCAGCGATTTTCACCGCATACATCCTTTTTCTATGGCTTGTCCTTGTAATATCGTCCCTACACGACAAACTGAATGTATTCCCTAGCACCGTAATGCTAACGATAACCACCCGAACCTTTTAGGGATTCGTCCCTGGGCACGTTCTCGCCCACCCTCATCAGAAGAACAGGATTCCAATGAGGGGTGCTGTTTTTGTAGGCGCATACTCTGTACCCCCTGCACGACCAACAGCTAGCCACGCCGTAACACGTTCCCCCTATATGTATAGCAGCACGGAATTACGGCTTATCAGTTTTTATTTACGTGGTATCAGGCAATTCCACGCGAACAAAAAACAAAAAGGCATCTCCAACTCCTAAATGGCTTGTACATTCACAAGACTTCTAGGCTTAGAGATGCCCTATATATATCTTTTGACTGCAAAAAATACAATTCTAGCATTTACTAGTTGAATTTTAGCCGAATCATAGATAAAATGGGTATATCAAATAAGCCTAGTCGAAAGGCATAATTGTTTAAGGATAGTGGTGGTACACTACTTAAACCAAATTCCTGCATGGTTACAGGTTATGTCTAGTAAGTGTTGGTAGCAATTACTAGAGCTGAGTCATTCCCACAACGGTTGGTAGCCGTTAGCATATGGGAGTGGCTTTTTGTTTTGTGTTCATATTCAATTGTTTTTAATTTATCTCGTTCAATCTTCATGATCTTCGTTTATGTAAAATATCAAATTATGTTTTGTTTTGTAGAATGGTGCTTGTTGTGTACTACGTTACAACAAGCATTAACCTTTGTAAACAGCGAATTTGCGCACTTTCCGAATAATATCCCTATTTCCCTATTTCCCTATTTCCACTTATAGATATAGGGATATTTCCCCTTTTCCCTATATCTATATTTCCCTATTTTTATTATTTTTGCTTCTACTATCTCCTCTACAAAATTTCATATTCATTTCTTAACTCTCTCTACTTCGTACATCAAAAGAATCTTTTGATACCAACGTTTTTGTTATTAATTACTAACTCTATGATTCTATTGCATAACCTAAATATCATTGTTATAATTTCTTTAAAGATATAGAAATATCCCTATTTCTATAGTTAGAAATATCCCTATTTCCCTATTTCTATTTTTCCCTATTTCTATAAAGGGATATAGGGAAATTTCAAAAACTATAACTGGAGTGTTAAAAATGGCTATTACAATTACGGTAGGTAATTACAAAGGTGGAGTCGGTAAAACCACAAATGCTGTATTGAACTCTTATGAATTTGCTAAAAAGGGCAAGCGTACATTACTTGTTGATCTTGACCCACAAAGTAACGCAACAAAGTCTTTAATGTTAACAAAATCAATCCTTAACCCTGATGAAATCGTTACTGTTGAAAAAACATTAATGAAAGGTATACAAGAGGGAAACCTAGACGGCTTAGAAGTGGAAATTATGGAGAACTTACATTTACTTCCTTCTTATGTTGATTTTCAGGACTTCGCAAAATTCCTTTATAAAAATTGTTCTTCAGAAGCTGAAGAAGATCATTACTTTAAAGGATTACTTGAAAAGATAAAGCATAAATACGACTACATATTTATTGACGTTCCTCCTATGTCACTAGAAGTTACAAAAAATGCAGTTGTAGCTTCGGATTATGTTCTAATTGCACTACAAACACAAGAACGTTCTCTTACTGGCGCTGAGAACTATATTAATGAGCTTATCAAGTTAAAGGAACAATATGATCTTGATATTGAAGTAGTTGGCGTTCTTCCTGTCCTATTAAAAAACAACGGTAAGGTTGACGAGTATATCATGGAAAACGCTCGTGAAATTTTCGGTGAAGAAAACCTATTCAAAAACATCGTCCCTCAAATGGAACGTATTAAACGATTTGATGTGAATGGTATTACTGAAAAAGATAGACATGATATGAATGTAATTGAACTATACGAAACGATTAGTGATGAATTATTATCTCGTATTGATATGTTCGAAAAAATGAAGGTTGGTGTGTAAAATGGCAAGAACTCCTGGTTTGTTAGGTAGAAAGAAAAGTAACTTTGAACCTACTGAACCTTATGTACCAGAGCAAGGACAAGCTGTAGTGGAAAATAATGAAGTTCCATCTGCTCCTTCTCAACCTAAGACAGAAGAAAAGCAAGTAGCTCAAAAAGAAAAAAGAAACGAAAAAACTGAATCAAAAAAGAAATTTAAAAATCAGCAAGGCAGCATTAAAATTTCTAATCAATCAAAAGAAGAACTTGAAGTATTAATGAAACTTACAAACACAAAATTCACGTATGAGATCATCGATTTACTTATAGATCGTTATGTAGAAAATGAGCTAACGCCTGAACAGAAAAGGAAATTCAAGCTGTTAACAGAGATTTAAAAATATAGAAATATCCCTATTTGGAAATAGGGATATTTCTATATTTCCGCTTTTCTCTCTACACAAGATACGCAAATTAGTTTTAATAGTTTGGGATAATATATACTAAATAGGAGTGGTCAATTTGGATAAAAAATACTTAGTGACTGTGACACCTGTTCAAGATAATCCTGCGACAAAGAAAAAGAATTCATTGTCAGCAGCAGACAGGAAAAATATAAAAGTATCGCCTGAAACACTCAATAAAATAAAAACCATTTGCACAATGAAAGATATGAAAAATTATGAGCTTATTGATGAAATATTAGATTACTACATTGCTAGTAAATTGAATGAACATGAGCAGAACATCCTAAATGACATAATTTCCGACAAAAAGTAAGCTCTACTTTTTGTAGGTCTTCCCGTTTTTGCGTTTTGAGGACGCTATAAAATTCTTAAGTTGATGGGCATGGGGTACCACCAACATTTTGGAAAAAACCACGCTACGAGCATGCAAGATTTCATACAGTTTTTCGGCTAATCCAGTAATAAACAAGAACCCTAAAACCGCGTCAGGATAGGAATGTATAAAAAAATGTATAGGTTCATAGAACAGAAAAAGGAGGTTCCCTTGTGAGATTAGGGTTCCTCCTTTTTTCTTGCTACCGATAATAGGACGTTATGTTAATCGAGCATGAATACAATATACATATTGCATTTTATCTATATTAGATAAGAGTAACTGTATATAATAAAGATATCATTGTGAATAATATGGGGGATAGAAATGAAAAAATTTATAGTTAGTTACTTAGTATGTCTTATATTTTTTTCTATATTTACATCTAATTTGGAATTTATAAATAACTCTGAAGGTATGAAAGCATCATTTGGTTCCCCCTGGTCGATGACTCTTCTTTACATTATGTATGGGAGCATACCTGTACTTATAGGCTGTTTACTAGGAGAATTTTCTTATAGAAAAATAAAAATAAGTTATAAATTAAGTATTGGGATTCCCCTGTTTATATTATTAGGTGTTTCCTATACATATTTAATATACATTGGATTATCTGGAGCATATGTATCTTATTCTATAATGGATTTTATTAAATTTAGTCTTCCTATTACTTTGTCCTCCTTAGTTTTCTATTTTATAAGACGAATAAACTGATGTTGATCAACTTCTGATAACGGTAGTTATGTAAATAGGCTGTCCATCTGGACAGCTTATTTTTTTGCTTAGCGTGGGTTTTTTCCGAAATGCTGACGGTACCCCATGCCCATCAAGCTAAGATTATATAAGTTTAATTTCACGTGAGATTTTTTCTTTTTTCTAAAGGTCCGGTGTAAGTTCTTTAAAGATTCGCATACCAAATAAACCCTATCGGGTTTCAATTTTTTGAATTACGCTACATCATTGTGAGACATAGAAAAGTTGTATACAACACCTAAGATATCAAAGACTGTTTTCTTCTCATACCTATGGGATTTTCTTCCGTTTTTCTGTAAAAGATTGAACAGACGAAATAATATCTTTGTTAATTCCTGGGTATCTTTTTGTAATCCTTCATAAAACAATAGATAATAATTCTTTATTATATAGATGGATTTGAATTCACTTAACTCTTTCTTTTTCTTATCTAAGAGTAACCGACGCATTTTGAACATCGTCGATGAACAGAGTAAAATACTAATGAGTTGCCCATATAAATGGCATTCTAAGCGTTCTTTCTTAATTTCTTTGCACCTGTCAATTTTAAAAAAAGATTTCCATGTTTTGAACAAAATTTCAATTTGCCAGCGTAATGAATACAAGTCATGGATGTGTTCCGTTGGAACATTTTCTGTAGAAAGATTCGTAATATACACGTTGATCCCACTCAACCGTTTACTTCAAGTTTATTTTATATTTTCAAAGGTTTTTAATAAACATATGACATTTCCTAATAGAATTTCTTTAAGTTTCCTCTTCATTTCAAAATTTTACAAAAAAACCCTATACTTCACTCCCCTAAATATTGAATTCTTATATTTGTTCTATATATTTTTAAATTATAAAAATATATAGAAAATTAACTATTGAAAGATAAAGTTAAAAATGGTATTATTTACATAAAGGCAGGTGAGTAGTTCACATGAATAAAATCGATATTGAAAGAATTGATCAAAAATCAGGTTTTTTGGATTGGATTTGGGGAGGTACTATTGGAGGAACATAAGATTTAAAAAAGGTGCTTTAATTCTTAAAGCACCTTTTTTAAATCTTATATATTGAGGTGTTTTTTATCATGTTTTATAAAATAAAAGATATACATCCTGTCACTTATATAAGTGATACAGAAATTATTATTGGTAAAGATCGAAATTTTATGAGTGTATTGAAAGATAGCGATGGTTTTCTTAAAGAACTTCTTAATTTATTAGATGGAAATAAGAGTGTGACAGAAATTTTTAAAATATTACACTCTAAATTCCCTTCATTAACCAAACAAGATGTATGGGATACTATCAAAGAATTAAATAATTACGGTCATGTAGAACAGTGCTTACCTAATCCTAATATAGATAATAATCGACATTTAACAAATCTTCATTTCTTTTCAAATTTTTCTTCTATGCATAATTCAGCAGAGAATATTTTAAAGGAATTACAGGAATTAAAAATTGGTATTATTGGTCTTGGGGGATTGGGAAGTAATTTATTGTTACAATTGGCAGGATTAGGCGTAAATACTATTTATATAGTAGACCCTGATAAGATTGAATACAAGAATTTGAATAGGCAATTTTTATATAAATTATCTGATATAGGTGAATATAAAGTGCAATCAGCTATAAATAATATCAAAGCTTTCAATGATGAGATTTCTATAACAGGTTTCACAAAACGCATAAATGGTGTAGAAGATTTATTAGAGGTATTTCCTGAGGACATTGATATTTTAATTTGTGCAGCAGATCAGCCCCCTATATATATTCAATTATGGTCTAATTTATTTTCACAGATAAGGAATATTCCCCTTATAACAGGTGGATTAGGGTGTGTGACAGGTCAAATTTTGACCAGCATTCCTAATCAGACACCTTGTTTAGAATGTTTTTATCACGATTTATTAGGAAACAATCCCTTGAAGAAAGAAAAATTATTAGAGTTAGAATCCAAAACAATTACTACTGCCATAGGTCCATACATTAGTTTAATAGCCAATCTTATTTGCACTGAAATTATTAATTATTCTTTAAAACACCCTTTGGCATCTAGTGGAAAAAAATTATCAATTAACTATTTAACATTGGAAATTACCCATGAAAAAGAATGGCTTCCAAATATAAATTGTATTTGTAAAACTAAAAAATTCGGCTCTAATAAAATATTACTTGAGCGATTCTAAAAAAGATACTATTAGATGTGTTTTTTGGGATTGCTAACCGGTTCCTTAACATACAGGGAATTGATTAAATTGTGTCTATTTTGTATCTAAACGTACAATTTTCCCGAAATGATATGGTGACCCCACCAATGAAGATCTCGAAGATTTTAAAAAAGGCATAATCAAGTTCTCCACTTTTAAAATAAATGAGTTTCAATGGGTTTCAGGTGAGGATATAGACAATGTAACTCATTTCTTATCCATGAGATTCTTCTTACATGATAAAAGAGGAATTGTAGGCATTGAGGTAGTAGCTGACAATAAGCAATCAAAGCCTTATTGGATGCGTTCAAATTTATTTATCCTTACGGAACTTAGTCAAATTGATGATTTTATAAAAAAAATAGAGCAGTTAATTAGCGAGAAAATTACTGAGTTAGAAAGCATAATTCCAGTCTGATAGTGATAATTTTTCGTAGATGAATTACATATATCAACTTCTGATAACGATAATTATGTAAATAAGCTGTCCATATGGGCAGCTTATTCTATGTTTTTACTTAGCGTGGGGGTTTTCCGAAATGCTAGCAGTACCCCAATAATAAATACACCTTTCGCAAAAGTAGAAAAGTAGAAATATATACTTTTCTACTTTTCTACTTTTGCGTAGTTTATTTAAAAATCAATAATCAAAACTTCCACCACGGCTTTCTCTCCTCCTTCGCAACAACGATTTTTCACGATATGTTTATGAGTTAGTACCAAGAAAGTGTTGATTTGTCCGCTGAGACATAACCCGTTTATTGTTTGGTAATATTTTGTAGGATATACTAAGTGTAGAAATAAACAATGGATATTCTGTAAAGGGGAGTGGTTACTTTATGTTAAGAGAATGGATTGATAAAGTAAAAGAACCTAAATGTATACACAAATATAACTTTATTAAGGCTCAAGATAGTGAAGATTTTAAAAGAGGGAAAATGGGCATATTTAGTTATTATAAATGCGAAAAGTGCGGAAAAGAAAAGAGTGAATATAAAAATAACAGTGATATAAATAATGACTTTTGGGATATATAAAATACATAAATAAAAACAAGTAGAAAGGTATGCATTTTCCCTCTCTACTTGTTCATAATTTGTGTAAATATATTCACCAGAACTTCCACCACGGTTTCTTCTCTTTCGCCGCAGCAACCTCATCACGAAATTCCTGCATTAATCTCTTGGTTTCCTGCATCTCACGTAGTGTCTTCATAAGGGTTTCGTCTCGAGCTTCCAATCGTTTTTCCACGCGTTCATTATGCGCTTCCACGCTCGCTTTGATTTCCTCGCTATTTTGCTTTGCCTGCTCACTTAATCGCTTCTCCATTGCTAACATACTCTGATTCATTTCTTGCGCCATAACGCTGTACTGTTCCTGTAGTTGCTGTTTAATATGGAATGGCACTAAGTCCGTTTCCTCAGACTCTTCTTGAATCAGATCCGGATTAACTTTCTCTATTTGCTGTGCAATCATCTTCGCTGCCTTTTCTAGCGTCATACCGTCATGCTTACTCAGTTCAATTAATTTTTCAATCACCATAATGTCATTGTCTGTGTACTGGCGTCTGCCGCGATTATCTTTCTTTACTGCGAATCCCTCACGTGACAATACTTCCATGTACTTTCTAAGGGTGCTATCACTTATTCCTAGTCGTTTATATACTTCACTAGCAGAATAAACAATTTCGTCCGTCATAACGTCACAACACCTCCTAGTGAGAGTATTCCATGGTGGTTAAGAAATTCCTGCAAATAAAAAAGCCATGTATACACATGACTTTCGTAGCATAATCACTTCTATATTCAATAGAAATTAAAGTGAATTATGTTTCTTTACTTTTAAAGGAATAGATATCACATATAAATCTATAGCATAAGTAATAATCAAAATCCCTTTTCCTTCATCAGCAAATTTTGCTTGCAGAAACTTTTCTGAAACCTTCCTTTTTCCCCATCTCTTTGGAAACCATCCAAATCCTAAGAACATAAAATTAGTCTGCCCTTTCACTAAAATTCCGATAACTTATTTCTTAATTCTAACTCTTCAACTGTTTCAAACCCCTTAAAAAATAAGCTTGCTATCTGATTATGATTAAAAAATACATTGTATTCTTTAGATAAATTACCATGTGGATAAGGACAAGATACATAATCCCACATTTTGTCTTCATTTGCTTGTTGTTGCTTTCTACCATAAACCATAAGAGGTTGATTAATACCCTCAACAAGAACTACAGAACCAATTGGTAATAAATCTTCTCCAATTAATAAATTTGGTACATATGTATTTTCCATAATTAAAAACCCCTTCTAATAAATTATAAAATTAATACTTCTTTGAAGAATAAGATTTCTTAAAAAAAAATGAAACAATCTTATAAAATATGAAAATAAATAATGGCATTACTACACAAAATACCACTGATAAAATCATTTTTTCTTTCAATGTAGCATCTGCTCCAAACCATATAGCCAATAGACTAGCAGGAACAGCAATAGCACAAAAAATCGTTAAAATCTTCCTAAATACATCTAAAGAAAGCATCTTATCCCCCCTATAAAAAACAAACTATTTAGTCTTTTTCAACTCCAAATTTTACACCTAATCCTATTCCAAAACCAACATCAAGCTCGTTCATTAATCCCAGTTTGGCTTCCCCGCCTATACTACCATAAGCTGCCTCTCCACCAACCACTATCTTCCAATCATCAATAAAAGGAATAGGAATTTTAACTTCAGCTTCCCCTTTAATTAAATCTGCTTTAGCTCCAATGCCAACATGACCATCTTTAGCCTCAACACCAGCTTCAGCATTCCCAACTTTCACATGGACTTTTCCATCTTCATGATCTACTCCAAAATCATTAAAAGTTACTCCAGCTTTAGCTTCTCCACCTATTCCTCCGCCAAATTGCGCCTTAACCTCACCTCTAAGAAGTTGTTCATGTATAGTAAAATCTCCAACCTTAAATCCAGCATCTATAACTGCCCCTTTAGCCTCTCCACCTATCTTATCATATCCATTTACATCATCAAAAAAAGTCTTTGCATTCTTAGGGAGTGTTATATCTGTATTATAATTTAAAACTTGAGCAAAAGGACTATTATCTTTTATTGAATCGCCAATCACTGCGCCTGCATCTTTAAATATATAATGATTATCTGCCTGTTCAAATTTTTCTGCTATGCGTTCCAATTCACTTTCAATATGGTTCAAACATTGAACATAATCTTCATAAGACTTATTAAATCGAGGCAAATCATTATAAAAAGTTAAACTAGAAGCTCCTATCCATCTCATTTGAAGATTAAACACTTCTGAAAGAATTCTATTATGACGATCGGTTGCTTCAGCACTAGCATATTTAAAAGTTTTTGCTCTATTTCTTAATTCCTCTGGAGTAACTTTAATATCTCCCACTTATACCCCCCCTTATTTCTATTGTTTCTAATATAATATTAGAGTTACACATTCATATAATTACTGTTTTTTCCAAAAAAATCAAGTAAAAATTATATTATTTAGAATATTGAATCACTCTATGTCTCATGACGGTTAAGAAATTTCTGCAAAGAAAAAGCCCTACATTTGTAGGACTAAATAGCTTTCGCAATCTCAACAAGTAATCTCATAAACAATGGAATCATTTGCACCACTATATAACCAATTCCTGCACGACTTATTAGCGAGAATCCCCGTTCCTGGCTACCAACCATAATGAACAGCCCACCGCATAACGCTACAACGGATGCAATTCCCACTAATAAAACTCTCCTTATTATGCTTTTACAGCAAGGCTCTCCATAAAATTGCTAATTGAAGAAGCTTGAAAGATTCGTAAATTAGAAGAATTAATATCGTACTGTTTATCAGTAATAATGAGGATTGATGGGAAGTATTTAGATCCTTTCGGCTGCCATGACTCGTTATGCCATTCCTGACTGTGGAAGTATAATTCATACCTGTTGATTTTATCTTGCATAACCTTCTTGCTGTAAACTGACTTCTGCACTTCAATAAAGAATGGAGATCTGCGCCATATTGTAAATGCATCAGGTTCCATATAATCTTTCCCGTACTTTGGTTCCACTTTAAATAGTTTCGGCCTTTCATAATGGATAAGCTGTTTATATATATCCACAATACCGAGGAAGTGGGGAATCTTTTGGCTAGTTTTTCGAAGTGTGCTAGGTTGAGGGAAATATATAAATGGCTGCTGTGAGATATTGGCATCCACATGACCGTCTCTCCTTAATCGTTTCATCACCGTGTTACAGCAAGTAACCGCGTTTTTTACTCCATGAAAATGCAAATCTATAATGTCATTGCGTGACATACATCTAAACCGTTTCAAATCGCTCAGTATCGCTTTATCTCTATTCTTCATAATCTAACACCCCGAATAATTGGTTCTTTTCTTGTGGAGGATTCTGAAGCTTTGTATCCTCTTTGGGAATCCGATAAGGTTCAACGATTTGTTTCGCTTTGCTTAATTCTAAATAAGGAGCTTGCACTTTCTTTAATCCATTTAATTTCAATATCATTTGGCCCGATTGCTCCAAGTGTTCTGAACCAGGTGTACCCATGATATTACTGTTAATCGTACTATCGCATTTAAAGCCCATTCTAACGGTCATATTCAGCTTTAACTTACCATCTAATACTTTTGCGTCAGGACGTTGCATAGAAAGCATAAGGAAGACTCCAAGTGCCCTGCCAACTGCCGATATCTTTTCAATTGTAGACATACATTCCTTTTCGTCTTGCAACATGGCCACTTCATCACTTGCTAATAAAATGTATGGTTTCTGATTATCAGGATTCAATTTGTTATATTCATCAATATGATCCACTTCATACTCTTCCATCAATTTTCTACGTTCGCGTATTTCCTTCCACACTTTCTGCAACATAATCTTCATTTCGATTTCTTCCATGCAAACCTCTTTTACGTGTTTTACTCTCCTCAAGAAATGAAATTCAGAGTTTTTTAAGTCACCCAGGTACAAATGTAATTTATCAGGAGACATGCTTTGAATCAGTGTGGACAGAACAACGCGTACCATACTACTTTTACCACTTCCTGTTTCTCCTGCAATGAGTAAATGCGGTGCATTCGCTTCAACCATGTCATATACAATCATGTTTCCGAATTGGTCACGACCTACCACAACAGGTAGACGATGCTGTTTTAGTAACGGCTGCCATTTCTTATAACTGTAATTGTATGGTTTTAGCCCTGCATCAGAATGAAACACATTAAGTACAAACTTTTTGATATCCCCTTCAATTGCTACATTCCGTCCTAGTATTTGTTGAAAGCAAAACCATTTCTTTTCAATTGTCTTCGGATCTAGACCGTTCGGAATGGTAAATATATATCTAACGCTCTCTTTTGTGGCGGAAATGTTGTGTATCTTTGGATAAATTGGCACTTTCCCACCCCGTGTTTGATGGTCCACAAATAACCCTGCTTTTCCGAATACTTCTATAAGTTGGTTCTTTAAATTTTGTTTATGAATCCATTCTTTGATGATCCCCATTTCACATCCTCCTAGAACATGATTAAGATTTTGATAAATACATAACCGATGAAACAAACTCCGCCTATCCTCATTCCGTGATACATTCCCTCACTTAAAAGTTTAGCTGCCGCAACGTGTTCATTCTTTACAAGATGTTTCTCTAATATTGCTCCACCAATTGTTGTTGCTCCTAAAACTCCTAAAGAAATAAATGTAGTTAACATATAAAACTCCCCTTTATAAACAGAATTTAGAATCCTTATGACACGTAGGTTTATCGCCCTCATACCTTGATAGTGTTACTTTGATAGCTAACTTGATAGCTACTTTGATAGTACAAATACTAGTTACCTTGATAGTAATTAAGCTATTTACTTTGGTAGCCACTTTGATAATAAGTTTGATAACTACTTTGGTAGCGACCTTGATAAAGCATATGGGGTACAGCTTGGACAATATGTAAAAAACTTTTTCGGTCTACGCGAATATTTTTTTACGTTTTCGACGAGAATGTTGAAAATAAGTTCGGGAGGGATAAACGTGTTTTGGAAGTTCGGAGGAAAGAAACGTACAAAATTAGGTGATTTTTTGGATCGGAACGGATTTAATCAACATGATTTAGAAAAGACCGCTAAGTTAAGCCGACCTACTGTTTCGAAAGCGTGTAATGATAAAGAGTACATACCTAGTCCAACTGTTATGAAAAAAATATTGAGAGCCATTCGTCATGTAAAACCAAATGCAAAAGCTGATGATTTTTGGGATATGTAAAACAATAGTGTAATTTTACAAAAGGAGCTGTTTATATGGGTATGGAGCGAAAGTCCGTTGAATATTTCATAGAAGTAATGAATGAACGCATTCAATTCTTAACGGATAGCATTAATGATTTCGAAAAGGAAATAAAATCTGCTGATGGATATGCAAAAGGTCATTTTAAAGGATATAATGCAGCTCGCCGAAGCGAAATTGAATTTATCCAACGACGAATAGAATTTTTAAATAAGGAATTAGAGGCAAAAAACAACGCAGAAAAAGCAGTTTAAAAAGAACGTACGTTCGTGTATACTAAACTTAAATTACACGAATCGGGGGATCATCATGGAAAGTCAGAGTTGGGGAACACCTAAATTACGCGGGAGGGGCATGGTGAAGTGGCGGCCATTTGCCAGTATGCCAGAGCAATACGAAGTAATACGAGAAATAATTAGCGATTTGAATAAAGTGCCGAAACCAATTGTTACTGAAGATATGAAAGAGCAGCTGCAAATCGGTCTTGTGCAATCGCTACAAAACAAAGAAGAAATACATATCTCATACTATCGTGACGGAATGGTGCAAGACATGTACATAAATGTATTACATATCGAACCAATGCTAAAAACTTTGTATTGTACAGATGCTTTCGGTTTAAATACAGAGTTTAAATTTGATGAACTAGTGAGTATAAACTGACTGAATACGGTCAGTTTTTTCGCGTGAATAGATTATAATTGGTTTAGTATATATAAGTTACGGGGATGCACTAAAGGGGGAGTAGTTTTGGATAAAAAGCAAGGGGATAAAGACGATGATCTTAGTATGTTTTTGGGAGCGGGTTGTTTTATTGTAATACTTTTAGTAATCGGATTAGGGATATTTGGATTCATAGGTGCTCTTATAGAAGGAAGCGACAATGAGGAATACAACAACAATCCTTACACTGAGGACTTTGATGGAGATGGGATTGGTGGAGATAAGGATGACCATGACTATTATCATAAAAATGTAAAATAAGCCGCCCGATAGGACGGCTCTTGTTTTTATTTTTCGAATTTCAAATATCCACCTGAAACCCATTGGTCGCCACCAACATTATACCAACCATCTTTACATCCCCACGCTTGATATTTTTCACCTTGGTACACATTTTTCACAATTTCATAATTAGTTCCTGGACCAGTGCGGACGCGTAACACATCAGCTGTAATAGTCACGACACCAACGCCATCATTCGAAGGTTTCGAAGGTTCTGGCGCATTCCCTCCAGTGTAATTGATATATGATGGATCGTTATAAACCCATTGCTCACCGCCGAGGTTTAACCAGCCATTCGATTCCCCAAACACTTGATATGGTTCGCCTTTACCTAATTGGCGAATAACTCCGTATCCAGTACCAGGTCCTTTACGAAGGTTAACATTATTACCTTCGATATATGCAATACCTGCCCCACTAGATGAAGGTGGAGTAGGCGTTGGGGCTACGTTATTACTATCACCGTTATATGCATTTTGGACTCTTTCGATAAAGCTATTCCAACGTCCTTCTGCTAACATACGATGCGGACAGTACTTTCCACTCCATGATTGGTGTGTGCGAACTTTACTAATTGGAATATTGTACTGTTTCATGAGTTGAGCTACAGCGATAGCGGCATTGTCTTCCGCTTTATAGTATCTATCTCCACCGCTTAAAGAGTAGCAAATTTCAACTCCAATAGATTTCCGATTACCATTCCCGTTACCGTCGCCAGCATGCCAAGCGTTACGCTCTAAAGGGATTCCTTGTACTGCTTCTCTATCATCTACTGCAATATGAAATGATACTTGGTTATCATTGCGAATCATATAAGATACTTCATTTTCTGCTGTAGCATCGTTGTAAGTATTGTGGACTGTGATAAATTCTGGATTCATTGTATACGGACACTTTGTACCATATTTACTTGGATCAACTAATTTTTTTCTGATTTCCATTATTGAACATCTCCCTTTTTCTCTTCTTGTTTTTGTTTACCACCTAAAATTTCAACTGCATTTGTCAAAGCTTGTGGCAACGGAATACCCATGCGACCAGCATTTTCTAAAAGTGAAAGCAATTCATTAACCATGAAGAAGAAAATTGTTGCTTCACGAATAGCGCTATTGCTTCCTAACGCTGCATCTAATTGAGCTGCCGCTCCAACTAAAAGAAAAAGCACCACCTTTTTGGCGATGCCTTTGAAGCCAACTTTACTTTTTAGCTCTCCGTTATATCCTGCTGCGACTACTCCTGTGATATAGTCGATAGCTGCCATGATTACTAGAACTTTCAATGTTGCATCCCATCCTCCCAAGAAATACCCACAGAAGCCACCAAAAGTGGCAATAAAGGTTTTTAATAATACATCAATACGATCCATCTTTTTCTCTCCTTTTTTAGATAATAAAAAAAGACCAGCTTATGGCTGCTCTGATTTCTCATCTATTAATTTTTGTACTAATTCTGTTAATGTGGACACATCGTTTGTTAGTTTCGTAACTTGCTCTTTTAGTTGTTTATTCTCACCTTTAACAGTAGTTAACTCTTCGTTAAATTGATGATACTGCTGTTGGAAAGCTGCAATAAAGATTGAAACAGTATTATATAAATTAATAGCCCGTTTCTCTTTATCTGTAAATATATCTTCCGTATCATCTGCAATCATACCAAAATACGTTTCAATTTCTTTTGTTGTATATGGTTCTGTTTGTTCTTCCGGTTTGTTCACACGCATTTGATACAGATCATACATGTCGTCCTTGAAGTTGTACTGTTTGATAGCTAAACTCATGATTTTATCAAGAGCGGAGAAAGGAATATCTTTTATATTTTCTTTCATATTCCTAGCTGATGTAGGATTAAATGCTTTCGCCCACATTTGACCATTAGCATTTACATTTTCTTGCGCTCGTAGCGTTCTTAATTCTATATCTTTCCATCCTTGGCCCATCATATCTTTAATCTGTAATCCGTTGTTATAACCTTGTACAAAACTTGATCTTATCATTGCATTACCCATGATTAAATCATGATCGGTGGCGCCGTTTATGAAATGTATTTTATAGTCACTGCCTTTTCTTTTGAAAGTAAACTGTCCCTTGTTATTGTTAAAAATATGCGGTTCAGTTGTAGTTACAGAGAAGTAACCATATCCTGGAGCCCATCCTTCAGATTCAAAAATAATATCATTCAAGTTTTGAAAACGAAATTGTCCATCTGAATATACGCTTAGATGTCCACCGTCATTCTG